GTTCATACATCTTGTGCTCAAGGTCTGTTGCCTCTATGTGTATGACGTTGGATACTTGCCTCTTGCCGATGCGCTCAATGCGCCCATTCGCCTGAACATATTGTTCGTTGCTATTGATCGGGCCATACCAGATGATCGTTGACGCACTTGTTAGAGTAAGTCCGTGTGCCATTGTTGCGGGATGGGCGATCAACACATGCGGTGCTTTGGCATGTTGGAAGTCATGGAAGATTTGGTTACGCTTGCTTGCCGACACCTCACCATTCACAACACCAACCGACCAATGCTTGCTGAGTTCTTTCTCAAGCATATGCAATGTGCCAGTGAGTGGTACAAATAAAATTACTTTCTCTCCTGCTTCTTCAATCACCTCCTTTACTAAGTTAATCCGTGGACTGCAATCGACTTCAATGTTCTGTCCATCATCGCCATAGGCTACGCCACATGCGATCTGAACCAACTTCTGAATCTTGACTGCCTCGTTGACCGCAGTGATTGTCCCCTCTGTGGTCATCTCCGTCACAAAATGTTTGAGCATCTGTGAGTAGTGCTTCTTCTGATCGGCAGTAAGTTCCACCTGTCGAGTCTGAATAATCGTCTCAGGTAAATCAAAACATTCGTCTCGTGTGTACCTGACGGCAGGTTGTAGGATGTGCTTCACAATCTCTACGCTCTCAGGTCGTGGCACAAATTTCCACTGACCAATCTTCATCATCACCTGTTCTCTGAAAGCCGTGTATGTCTTGGTGCAGAACGGTGACCCAACCAACTTGGCTAGTGCCCATGCGTCTGTCGGGTCGTTGGGTGTCGGTGTACCAGTCATCAGCCACAAGCGTGTTGGTACATTGTTTGCCATCCATCTACGGAATATCTTGAAGCGTTGCGTTGATGGGTTACGCAGTACTGCCGCTTCGTCAACGATCACCAAGTCGAACTTGCCATGTGCTTCTTCGCAGATGATGGGGAATCCATCATGGTTGATGATGTAGAAGTCAGCCTCAGTATTCAGTAGCTTGCGGCGCTTCTCGGATGTTCCATGAAGCACAACAAATTTACGATGCACAAACCCTGTAAAGATAGCGTCTGCCCATACACGCTCAAGCGTAGATAGTGGGGAGATAATGAGCACCTTTTTAATCTGCTTGGTTTGAATCAGATAGTCAGCCGCCCACAATGCTGATTGGGTCTTGCCAGTACCGATCTCGTTGAGTACCAATCCACTGTGATTAAGTGTGAGGAAAGCCGCAGTCTGCCGTTGGTGCTCGTAAGGTTTGTACTTACCACACCAGTTGTAGTAGTGCAGTATGGGCGATGGTGCTTTGATGCCAAGGTTGCGCAGAACTCTGACCTCATCCAGTCTATGCGGTGTCACCACGATGGGCACACCACGCACCTCGTAGGGCTTGGCAGTAGGGATACTGTCAAGAACCCTGTTCGGATTGTTTAACTTCAGTGCAAGTGCTTTCGCTTGCTCTACTACCAACATGTCATCACCTGTAAAGTTTTTCTTCTATTGCTTGCTCAAGTGAGCGGAGGGAATCAGCGTCATACACCAAGAACCACCACCCACCCGCTCGTTGTATTTCTTCACCACACTTAACCTGCAATGCCGTAGGCTTCTTGGTCTTGTCAGCCTTGACCTCAATGCCTATGAACTTGCCCTTGGCAATCGCAATAATGTCGGGGATACCTGCCTTGCCAAAACCATTGTTGGCGGGGAAGAAATACCACACATCATGCTTCTTGAGTAACTCAACAACCTTACGCTTTACCTTGCCTTCGGGGGTCAGTGCACTCATATATTACTCCTCTTTACATGAATGTCAAGTAGGGTTAAACCCTAGCATAATCGCAGTTGTGTCGGGCAGGACAGTATCGGCACAAGCCACTTGGTTTGGCAGGCCAGTTGTCGTGTTCCAGTGAGTCGTTGATGCGTTGGATGCGCTTCATAATCTCAGCCCACACTGTGTTCACATCGTTGCGGTAATACACCTCGGTGTCCATAGCCATGTCCTTTAGCCATACCAAGGAAGTCTTGACCCTCGTCACCTCAGGAAAGTGCTTGAACACCTGCGCGGCAAAGATTTGCATCTGAAAGAAGTCGGGGTTTCGCTTGCCTGTTTTCCAGTCCATCACCACGGCAATCTCGACATTGATTACAAGGATGTCAAGTTTAGATCGTAGCCATGCGTCAGCCTCCCACCAAGTTGTTGGTGTAAGGTTGTCGGTCAGGACTAACTCCTTCTCCACGAACAGTTCACCATCGGATGCAATGCGCTCGACCGAGGAACAAAGGGATTCGTAGTGGGCTACCTCTTGCGGTAGAAGGGTGTTCTCTTTGAGTCGAGTCTCAAGGAAGGCGTGGATTCTTTCGCCATACTTACTGGCTTCCCCGCCCTCATCCACCACATCCTTGACAATGCGTTGTCGGAAGTAGCGCAATGGGCAGTTCTCGTACAGTTTGATTGACGAGTAAGAGTGGCTAAGACGCATAGGCTATAGCCCCAAGGGGTGTCCTCAGGGTTCTCTGTTTGATTGGAAGTTCCAGTATAGCCTACTCTGACATGCGTTGCAACACATCGAATTTCGCCAGTTCCAAGGCGGCAATCAGCGACATGGTGTCAGTCAGATTTGTAGAGTAGCGATGGTAATCGTCACCGATCTTCACAAGCACCATGAGATTCGATGCGTCATCGTTCTCCTGTACTTTGTTTAAGATAGCTTCAAGTAGTGTGAGTGCTTCGGTGTTGCGTGGTGCTCGTTTGATTTCAGCGATAGTCATTAGGTGTCTCCATAGTTCTCAGCAGTACCCGCCTCACATGCAACTGGCAATGTGCTTGCCCAGCGTGGGGGAGTAGACATGATCTGCACAATAAGTTTCTCTGCGTGTTGCGCCTGTTCTTCAGGTGCAGTGATGATGATCTCGTCATGTACTTGGAAAGCTACATGGTAGTGTTGCCCGATGGCAGTCATCTGTTCGGACACAACAATACGAGCGAGTGCTTGAATCAAGTTCTCTGTAACCTTGCCACCATAGATGCGAGTCCAACTTATGTCATCGGTTGACCCAGTAATCACACGATCTTTGATAGCCTTGCGGTAGGTACGAGCATCAGCGATGTATTCAAACCCGCTGTTGGTCTGCCGTAATGCAGGGTACTTAATCTGCAACTTGTTGGGGAGTGTGATGCCTGTGTTGTCATAGCTCACGAGCGGATGTATGTTGCCACTACCACCCTGCGTCATGGCGGTCAGTGCGTTGCCACACTTCTGCCATAGTGCCACGATCTTGTGGTTCTTCTGTCGGTAGAGTCGCACAATCCGCTCGGCTTCGTTCAAGTCAATGACTACATTCACACCGCCTTGTCCGATCTCAAGGGTGCGTCTGAACTTCTCTGCGCCCATGCCATAACCAAGACCAAGAATACAGGTCTTGCCTACGAATCGTTCTACCTTGTCGCCCTTGGTGATCTTGCGCCCATACACATCGGATGCGAACTCACTATATACATCACGCCCTTCGGCAAACGCTTGGACTAAATCATCTTGCCCCGCAATCCATGCGACCATGCGGGCCTCAATCTGTGACGAATCACAAGCCACAAGAACTTGTCCTTTGGGTGCTCGTAGTGCACGCCTGATCTTGTTGTTCCCTCGGGCGGGTAGGTTCTGCAAGTTTAGTTTGTCGCCCCCGCTGAATCGCCCTGTGTGCGCACCATAATAGTTGAGCATGATGGGCAATCGCCCACGCTTGGCTACACCAAGCAAGGCTTCGGTTCGGGTTTCCTCAAGGGTTGATTTGACACCTAGGCGAGCGGCGACTGCGTTCTGCACACGCTCATCAGGATGTTCCAGTAAGTCAGTGAATCCTTTGTCCGTCTTGCTGAACGCCCACGCTTGTTTGCCTGTCCGTGCACTGACCTTAGTCGGAGGCTCGACCCCTAGATTGATAAGGTACTTGGAGAATATGTCGTTGCTCATCAGCGTTTTGGTCAACGCTTCTTTGCTAATACCATCCAGTCCCATGTCTGCAATCAGCCCATCCTTTCGGGCGATCACTTCGTCAAGATGTTCCTGCAACATGAGCACATCCAACTCGATGGTTGGCTCTGTGTACATGCGCAAGGTTTGGTCAATGACAAGTAACTCGCTGACAGGAAAGCCCTGCTTCATCTTGTTGAACAAAGCATAGGTCAACTCCACATCGTTCTTGCAGTACTCTCCGTATCGTGCAAGTTCTTCTGTGGTGAACTGCGACTTGCGTTTACCCAGTGCTTGGATAACCTCATCACCTTTCTTGCCTAGTCCGTAGTAGGTTGTGAGTGCGGCAAGGCTTCCCCCTACAGTCAGATTGTGTAGGGGTCTTGCCATGCTGAGTGTGTCAAGCCATAGCTTAGGCTTGATGCCATAACGCCACGATAGGATTGCCCCATCGAACGCAGTATGGTGACAAAGGATTGCCTTGTCCCGATAGTCAAGCGACCTGAGAAACTTCGCAGGGTCACTGCCTGAGTACCAGTCAGTTGGGTAGTTGTTTACTTTGATACCTACACCGATGACTTCAAAGTCGGGGCTACGCACATACGCCTCCGTAGTCATCTTAGTCAGGGAATACTCCTTGTCGTAGTAGGTTTCAAAGTCTATGGTTACGATGTCCATATCATGTCCTTCAAATAGTTGTTGCACTTTACGACCACAACCCCATCCGAATCTTTCTTGAATGGGGTCATAGTATGAAAGGGTAAATTGCTACAATCTTTGCGCCTATGCAAACACTGGCTACACATAGTCCCGCTTGGTCGGTGTGTCTCAAAGTCGATGGTTACTATGTCCATTACTTGCTCACCTCAACAAGTTTGTCAATGTAGTGCCGTGCTTTCTTGATGTCGTCAAGCCCACCCTTCACATCACAACGAGCAAGATATTTGATGGCGTTGCCCCTTAGAAACCCAGTAAATTGCTCGGGAGTCATCCAAGATTCCATCGCTACCCAAGGTTGCACGGCCATGTTCTTGTAATGTGAACCACCAACTTGTTGCAGGTTGGCGGTCTGCGTTACCGCGTCGGTGATTTGGTCATTGATGCGACCCAACATAGAACCACTGAGCACACGCTTGCGTATGGCGTATACCTGAGGCATGTGCATCTTGAACTTAGCACCAACATCTTTCGGTACTGCGTTGGGGTGCTTCAAAAAATACTCTGACACTTTGGTTGCTTTGCTTTTCATTTCACTCTCCTAGGTTTTGCACTCTCGTGCGTTGATAAAGGTTTTCTCATACGCTTGGATGGGATACCCATGCGTCTTGCTATGGTGCTTACCATGTTGGGGCTTAGGTTGAAGTCGATAGAGATGGTCAGATGTTTCTCCCCTGCTTTCAAACGCTCTGCGATTTTTAAGTTGCGCAGGGTTAATCCTCTGCGCTTGACCACAGCTTTGGCATGGGGTTGCATGTGCTTGCTGATAGTGCCCCACAGGGCATCGTCTATCTCGTAGGTGTTGAAGCGGAGTTCGCATCGTTGACAGTCTCTTGTTCGTCTACTCACAGATTGGTCAAACAAAGGGCGGGTTTCCCGCACCTCTGTTGTACCGCCACAATTAGGACACTTCACTCTGCGCTTTCTCTCGCTCTATTGATTTGTAGATAGCACCATACTCATCTTCTACATCACCAAACACACCGAACTTACGGCGAAGTTGTGTGCTCAGTTCTGCACAAACACTATCAGCCGCTTGTAGCGTTGTCTCTTTGCTGATAGTAATGTGGTAGTACGCTCTGCCTTGTACGCTTTGAGCGAAACCATGTAGTAGTTCAGTCGGGTGTTTGTTATTCTTAATTGAATCGAACAACAAGTCAATCCATTTATCACTCGACCAGTCGGGTTGAACCCAGTCGTATCTAGTCTTAGTCTGTGTGCGTTCTTGTATAACATCTCGGCAGATGGCATCAAGCACACCTAGTTTGGCACGAACCTTTAGCCCTCGCTTGAACACACGCAAGGCCCGTAACCACTCTGTTCTTTTACTAGCAACAACTTGTGCGTCAGTTGTCGGCTTGGCGTTAAGACATTCGCCAGTATCAAGATTGAACTTGATGCCATTGAATATCTCAATGCCCTCGGCTTTCATAGTCAGACGCCATGCTTCCCATCGGTGTTCACCACCATGCTTGCCTATCCTCTTGGTGTGTACTACACGATGGCGACCAGTAGCCACCCTCTCCCATCCGATAGGTATCGCACGGCTCAGGGCTTGGCTTAGGGTGATGGAGTAGTTCTTTGCTTGGCTACTCGTCATGGTAAATGTCAATGTGTTGTCAGGTGCAAAGACACAGATAGTCTTACCATCCATACGCAGTTCAAAGTTCTCGTCTACCTTATGCAAGCGACACCAGTTCTTGACTGGCTTACCCTTGTCAGGGAAACGGCATGTACCATACAGGCGTTTAGCCTGATCGTATGTTTGGATTGCGGCTTGTTCAAAATAAAATGACGGCATGTGAGTATCCTTATCGTGTGAGTTTGTTGGCTACTACAGTAGCAGTCAGAGTACCAAGGTCAACATTGACCACGACCTCTTTCTTCTCACGCTCTTTTATCTCACGATGTTTGTCTTTGTATGTCTCGGGTATCAAGTCCCACAGTGGAGGCCACATCTTCAAGGCAGGTGCAAGGGTAGCGTGTGCACTGATAACTTCCTTGACTGCGTTAACGAAGTCTGATTTCTTCTGTGCTACTGATTTAATATGGTTGCGATAGTCCTCAATCTCCAAGGCTATCTCCTCCCACTCGTGTCCGACCAACTCGTATCCGTAGTAGTCTCTGCCCTTAGCAGGAACATCTTTAGGTAAGTTGTTGGGTATTGGTCGTGAGCTAGTCAGCTTGCACTCTAGTCCACCAATATCTGTACCATTGATTCGTGATACCTTGATGCTTGAAGTCTCGCTGAAGAAGCACATGGGTAGTGCGTTCATTGCAGGAATGTATTTACGATGGATGATTTCGTAGATACGATCACCCCATGTAGCATTGATGTTGCCCTTTGCCGCATCCATCTGCTTGTCAAACATACGCTCTGCGTTCTTGATAATCGCATCTTGCAACTCTTTACTGAATCTAACTGTAGCCATGTCACTCTCCTTTGGTTAGTTGATACACAATCTCATTGGCTTCTGCCAACTTGTTTTCAATGTCGTACATAACGACAAACTCTTGGTCAGGGTATAGTTCCCTGATAGTGTCTGCTAAGGTTTGCAGACTCCGAACGATTCGCATTTTTAACTCTGACTCTAATACCATCTTCATACCTTTCTAGTTCTACATTGCCATCGGCAACATCATGTACCAACGCAGAGAGTAAAATCCCTGCACGAATATGATTCCGTATCTCTGATCGCAGGTACGAGATGTAAACACCCATACCCACGAACACACATACGGCAATAAGTTCGCCGTATGTAATCACATCAGTACCACTTCTCCGAAGGGTGCAGTACCCTCATCGGTAGATACCCACAACACAGGACAACTTGGCTCGTTACCGAAGTCGTTACAGCACAGGTCAGTCAGGAACACTACCGCAACAGGCTCGATGTTGTGTTCCAACATGTACTCAAACACAGGGCTGAACGCAGTACCACCACCTCCGTGGGGTTTAATATCCAACTCGTCATCTGCACCATACGATTCGTAGTGACTTACCTCGCTATCGAAGTACACCACATGGATACGAGTAGGTGACATGTCATCCTTGACTGTACGAATCTCAGTAGCAAACTGATTGATAGTGTCTTGGTCGATTGAACCTGAGCAGTCCACTGCGAACAACACATCACCCATCACCTCACCACTGGTGCTTGGCAAATACATACCTTGTGCTAGGAATCTGCGGTTGGGTCTTGCCCATGAACGGCTATCGTTCTTGCACTTGACAAGGAATCGTTGCATCACATCACGCCAGTCAACCTTAGGCTTGAGTACCTCGTCAACCAGTCGTTCCATACCCGCACTCAACTTGCCCATCATCTTTGCGGCTTGTGCCGCTTGTGCTACCTTGACTTTCCACTCGGCTTGCTCTTGTGCTTGCTCGGCAGGTGAACCCTCAGCATCTTCACAGTTGTCAAGCGGGTCACCCTCACCTCCGTATCCACCACCGCCACCATCATCGTCATCCTCAAGGATGTTGTAGATACCATCGGATGTGCCGTTACCTGCTTGGTAGATAGCATCGCTGAGTAAACCACGAGATGGCATCTTGCCGATGCTATCGTCTGTCAACAGTTTGTTGATTACATAGTCAGCCGCTTTGTTCCAACGGCGGTGTTGACGCTCTTGTCTGCGATAGTTGTGCTCAAGCATAGGGTGCATACACTCGTGTGCTACGAGGAACTTCAACTCCTCATCTGTCAACTCGTTGCAGAAGTCGGGGTTGAACTGTATACGCTTGCCATTCGTTGATGCAGTAGGTATCGAACGGCTCAGTACAAACGGCATGTTGAGTGCCACAGTACCGATGAACGGATGTTCAAGAACGAGTGCAGTCTTAGCCTTGGCAAGACGGATTCTCATCTTGGCTTCTTCTTGTGGAGTGATTGGTTTCAACTCCTCTTTAGGCATTACGCTAGTCATCACTTACCTCCCATGAAAACGGACATCTTGTCCATGATTGCTTTAGCTTCAGCCGCTGTATCACGGCGAAGATCGGGGTCATTACGCAGAGCATCAGGATGCTTGAGTAACGAGGCTTCTACTTCTTGTCGAAGTGTCTCTAGGTTGGGGTCATCCATGAAGTTCAAGCGGGACAGTAAGTCACACTGTTCACGGATATTCTCAACCATGCTATCTCGGAAGATAGACTTGGGGTCAGCTAACTTCTCAGCCATGTGCTTGACCTTATCGTAGATGCGTTGCCACACCTCGGTCATTGCCTTGCTCTGCGCATCAGCAACTCTACGCTCAACATCTTGTTGAATACGAGACAACTCATCAGACGCTATCTGCACACGGAAATCACTGCTTGGTACAGGGAAGATCGCTACATCAAGGCTGAACTTGTTGCCTATCTCATCAGGTGATGGATAGTCGTTGGAGTCATAGAGACTGTTAAGCAAACGCTTTGCATCGAGCATCAGTTGGGGATACTCATTGCGGAAGTCAGACACAAGGCTATACCACTCGTTCTTTTCCTTGCGGAACTCAGTCATAAAGTTGAGGTAGTTGGAAGTGGGTAGCATCATCGTGCCATCCAAACCCCACGGCAATGTGTTGTCGTAGAACTTGGTACGGATGTGTGTTGACTTCTTATGTACACGATCAAGTAGATCGTTCATCGGTAGCAAGACCTTGTTGTAACGACCCACATCTATGGTCGTACCATGCGATGAGGCTACATCTCGGGTCACTCGCTTGTCGAACTTACGAGCAGTCCACTGCGATATGGATAGTTGCACAAGCAACGCTCTATCATTTAGGTTCATACTGTCACTCCTTGTAGTTGGTTGATAAAAGGGGGTAGGTGGGATTGCCCTTCCCGAAACACTCCATCGTGGCAGTCGGAGTTGGTTGTCCGACTGTTACTCCACGATGCGAGGGCTGTGTTTCCTACCCTTAAAACAAAACATCTTGGTGGTTGATTGACCACTTGGTGAAGGCTTGTGTGTTGGCTAACTCGGGCTTCTTACGAGCGGCATAGCTGATCGTCAACACGCTGAACTCAGGTGGCATACGCTCTGCATACTGACAAACACGCTCAAAGTTATTCTCAGTAGCCCGCTCTGCAATAGCACCGCTGAGTGCATACAAAGTCGCAGGGTCAGTTGGCACTGCGGATGTTGTCGGGTTGAGGATGATGTTGTCAGGATTCGGTAGCTTACGGAAGATTTTTACAAAGCCTACGAACTCAGCGGCATTACCCTCACCGACTGCACCTTTGAACGACTCGTACTCTGCTTCGGGTGGCACAGTACCAAGCACATCAGATACACCCTCTACCCATGAGCGAGGTGTGCCGTTCTGGTCACGCTGAGGGTCATAGTCGTGCAACAAGTTGGGGCGAAAGCGAATGAACGAGATCAACTCAGGTTTGACATTGTGTTTCAATGCCCATGCAGTCCAGTCATCAAGGTGTGTATCAAGATCGAACACAGTCTCACGATTACGCAGATGACCAAGCACTCGGTTAGCACCTGCTCTGTCTGCTTGGCGGTTACCAGTTGAGATCACTTGCCATCCATCAGGCATCGGTACACCATGCAGTGTCCGTGCTTGGCAGATGTTGGCTAAGACTTTCTGTAGATCAGCACTCGCTTGGTTGCGATCATCGAACAACAGGATGCCACGCTCAGGTGACTTGCCCTTGACAGGAAACCAGTCGGGCAGTTTGTAGTGCAACTTATCGTCTCCGTTGGGGAACAGGATACCAAAATCCTCGACAAGCATGGTAGGCATGTGTCGTTCGATGCAAGGGACACCGAGTTCCTCTGCAACTTGTTGCACGATAGTTGTCTTACCACCGCCGGGACTACCCTCGATACAGATAGTGCGTTGGATGGGGAATAGAGACTTGATTGTTTCCTTGAGTAGTGTGGCTCGCATCAGTGAACTCCTTTATACAAACGATGGTCAGGGCCGTAGGACACAGCTTGTCCCTCGGTACGAACTTTCTTAGCATCGGGCTTCGATGCAAAGTACATGGGGTTACCGCTGTCATCCTTGACAATGGCTCCACTTTTCTTGTGTTTCAACACAAACAGTCGTTTCATAGCAACTCCTTAGTTACGATTGAGGGGTATAAACAAACACTCGTACGGATGACTCACCCCTTTAGAGTCGATGTACGATTCACCGCATCCAACAAGCCACTCCACTACGAGTAGCGTGGTGAACGCTGAGAATAGGAACATGAGTAGGACTGTGCCTATCCCACGCAGGATTCGCTTGAGTAACGAATCATTGATGGACACACCCATTGGTTTAATGGGCTTCAATTTGAATCTGTTTCTGAATAGCATCTGTATCCTCTCCGTCTATAGTTGGTGGTATGACTTCTTCGTAGGGGTTTCCGTTGAACATCCGTGCAACAGGGACAAACTCAATGTCCCCCTTTACACGATTGACCATGCAAATGACTGCGATAACCTCGCCAGTCTGTGCATCAGTACACTCCATGAGTGCAACATCATCGTTCTCAAATGCTTTACCCAGTGTTTTGAAGTTGGCAATATGCCCTTGTGCTAAGCTCATCGGTGTAACCCTCCCTTGTTGTTGATACCTTTAAGATCATCCATGTCAGTCAGCAACATGTAGTTGGACTTGTGCATGGGTGCTACTGTGAACTTGCGTTGCTTGGCAATCTTCTCGCCACAAGCCATGCAAGTCGGTCTTGCCATGTTCCTCCGTTGAGGTTCTACCCTCACGGCATAGCAAGATGTGCAGATGGGTAAGTGATAATCCTCACTCATACAGTTACCTCCTCCCAAGATGATGGTTGATGTGAACCAAGGATGCGTTCCTTGGCAATAGCCGTATACCCCCCATTGGCAAGTTGCTTCATCCAATGCAGGGATAACAGGATAGTTGTCCTCTGTGGATGTGCTTGGCTCTTGTGTCTTGCCGTAGACACCGAGCAACTATCCTCGTTCTCAAACCAAACGCCCTCCGAGTGAATGAACAAAGGCCAGTGTTCACCATAGCTATACACAACGAATGTGTTGCCAGTTGTAAACTTACCGAATAGGTTGGATGCAATGAAAGGTTTACGGGACTGTACACAATCCCTACACTTCTTGTTGGATACACGCATAGTCATACTGTGTACCCCCTTAGTCGTATCTGAGGCCAGTTGCAGGGTCAAGCAATCCTGCAATTTCGTACTTAGCAAACTCAATAGATACAAGTTCTATTTCATGTGCATACTCAAGGTCTGTAATCAGACCGCTGACCCACAACTGGGTCTTTTCCTTCATGCCGTTATGCACGGCTTGAAGATTCTCTTGGGTTATCTTCATTAAATACCTCCACAAAATAGGGTGTGAGTTGAACTCACACCCCTTGCTTCACAAATTGACAATAACGAGTTTACGCATACTGCCAAACCGAATCATCACTCCGCTGAAGCCGTCTTGCTTCAGCGTTGATGCCTCTCCCTTACAAACATAACTGCCAGCATAACCTGACAATCCCTGTACTACAAAGTCTTTGCCACTACGCCAAGCGTCAACGGCTTCTGCCTTAGTCTTGTAGTCACGACCATAAGCAGGGGTTACATGAAGATGTTTCATAAGAACTCCGCATCAAACAGGAGAGTGAAACGGCACTCTCCAAACCGTGGATACAAGTGGCTTACGCCAACTTGGTAACAAGCACCTTGCTTGGTGCTTTACGCTCAGGTAACAGAGCGATGTAGGGTTTTCCATAACGGTCACACATCAAGATCGGTGTATCACCAGTTGCTTCGGGCTTGTAAACACGAGGTGTCAGCTTGTTCTTCTTCGCTACTTCCAACACAGTCTTGTAAAGTTCTTGTGCATTGTCAGCATTGAAACGACCCTCTGCATCAGGTTTTACAACGACTTCACCTTTGGTGTTGGAGAAAATGGAAACATTACCTTTGAAAATCATTGCCATGATTGGCTCCTTGTAAAGTAGGTTACTGAAAGTGCAGTAAGCAGAACGCCGACCGCTGAGGGCAGACTACCGCCAGCCCGAAAAAGCGTCAAGTGCGGCCTCGTTTTCCAAGAGAATGTGTGTGTAAAGTATTGTTTAAGGGTGTAAACAATCTAAAAGATGTTGCTAACACAGGTGAACAATCTGTGTCAAGTTATGGTCGAATAGATTGTTGACAAAGCGTTGAAACCCGCATGAATACTGGTGTTTTGGGGTGTGTCAAGTTAAACAATCTAAATAATCTGTGGTTTTGGAAATGAAGTTGCGCACCGCAAAATTAAAATTTCTAGACAGAATACTCGCTGAGGAAAGAGTATATAAAAAGTGTAGATTATACAGATTATATAGATTGTCTCTCAATGGGTTTTATTTGTAAGTGGTTGATTCCATTGGCTTTTCTAGTTGTAAAGTGTAAGGTTATACCATCTAAAACTTGACGCATTTGGGGTGTATCAGGCACAGATTGTTGTAGATTCACAGATTATTGTAAAGTTTCAACAGGTTTTAGCCATGAAATTACAGGGAAAGTGTTCACATTGCGTGATAATGGCGCTTTAAAGCGAGCCGCGACCCCCCGACGTATGGTTTATATAAGCTATATACAGAGGAATGATCCCCCTTGGTTCGGCTGTGCGTGTGTTGCAGCAGTTTTTGGGCATAAAAAAAGCCCGCTTTCGCGGGCTGTGGTTAGAACATGGCCATTGCAAGCCACAATAGTATGTAAAGTACTGGGGCAAACAGTACAGCGGCCAGTAGTGGGTGGTTTTCACAGAACTTTTCCATCGTTTTCTCCAAAAAGAGAGCCACTTTCGTGGCTCTCGGGGTTAAATCATCTTCAATTTCACCATCTCAGGCGGGATTCCGTCGTCGATCAGTTCTTGTTGGAACCTTACAGCGGCGGCGTCACGCTTGAAACACTGAAAAAAGATGCTGTCTCCAGCTTGCCAGCGAACTTGAAACCGATTGGGTTCTTGTTTGCGGGGCTTGCGTTTGCCTTTATAGGGCAAGATGGTTACCTTCATAGTTTTCACTCCAGTATGGTTGAAAAAAGAACCCGGGCACTGTCACTGCCCGGGGTAAAGGCTCTTAAGCCAACTTGGTCACTTTGGGCCGGTTGGTTTGTCCGCCGTCACGCTTGGGTAACACCGCGATGTACGGGTTGCCGTAGCGATTGGCCAACAAGACCGCTTCCGTGCCACCTTCAGTTAAGAACAGCGAGTATTTGTTAATACTTACTTTGTTCTTTTTTCCCAACTCCAGCATCTTTTGATGCAGAGCGGGTGCTTTGGTAGCGTCCCATGCGCCTTCGGGGTCACGCTTGAGAGCGATCTCACCCTTAGAGTTAAGAACAACGGAAACCTTCCCTTCAAAAGTTCTATTTGACATAGAATCCTCCAGTGTGACCTATTGTTAAAGAGCAGGCGGTAGGTCAATTCGCCTACCCTATCAGCGGTGCGATCACCGCCGACAAATTCAGACTCTCACAACATGACAAAAGCGTCAAGTATGCCGATTTCACTAGGGGATAATGCCCACAATGTTTGTAGGGTTATTCGCTCGGCTTGCCGCTCACAGGCGGCGGGAGGGGGGCACATGGACACGCGAGCAAACGCCCCGCCCCAGTTGTAGTAAACCGCTTAAAGCAAGACCCAAAAAATAGAACGTGTAAAGTTAGCGCGTGTAATGTCGGTTATGTCAGTAATCCCCGGGGTACGGGGGTGTGCAATATTAGGGGTTGACACCGCCGTCTATCTGCCATAATCTGCGCTCATGGACAACCTACCACTTCACCACACCAAATGGTCAGACAGGCTGGCGTTCGACATTGCCCTAACTTTGGAGGGCAGTGGAGAGACGCTACAAGAAGTTATTGGGCGTCATCAGATTTCGCCTACCGACATCCTGACTTTCAACTCTGATCCCATCTTCCTCAAGAAGGTGGATACCTACCGCGACGAAATCCGCGACAAGGGGATGACGTTCAAGCTCAAGGCCCGTGCACAGGCTGAAGAACTCCTCACCACATCTTGGATGTTGATCCACGACCCAGCAGTCTCAGCCGCAGTCAAGGCCGACCTCATCAAGTCCACTGTGAAGTGGGCGGGCTTGGAGCCAAAGGGCGAAGTCGTCAACGAAGGTGGCGGGGGCGGCGTGCGCATCAACATCAATTTGGGCGGCCAACAACACGCGGTACAAATTCTCGACAACCAGCCTGAGGTAGTGGATGCAACTCCCATTGAAAATTGAAGAACTGTTCACCCAAACGTACGACGGCTTTAAAGCCGTGAAACTCAAAAGCGCCAGCGAAGCCATCATGGTGGAGAACGCATTAGGGCTGGCCAACATGTCGTACCAGACAAAAATCACCCGTAGTAAGAAGCGTGGACGAGAGTTCCTCGTTATGATTGTTGAATCATCAAACCCCAAAGGAGATTGACATGGAAGGCTACACCGGAGAAGTGCGGCAATTCGCTGGCACATTTTGTCCACGGAACTGGGCGTTTTGCGCAGGGCAGACTATCAAGATTCAGAACAACGCTGCGCTGTTCTCTATCATTGGCACGGCTTATGGTGGTGACGGGATGCAGACATTCCAGTTGCCTGACATGCGCTACGACGATAACGGGCGCAAGGTGTACGGCTGGGAGATCGGCAAGCCGGTCTACATGATTTGTATGTACGGCATCTTCCCTGACCGCGAATAATGGCGCTCGACATTAACTATACACCTCCGCCAACTGGCGAGAGGTTCATGGAGTCCGACCGCAAGATGCGCGTACTGATGGGGCCGGTCGGCTCCGGCAAGTCCGTGACTTGTTCCTTTGAGGTTGTGCGACGAGCGTCGATGCAAGCGCCCAACCAGCAGGGAGTGCGTAAAACTCGGGCGGCGATTGTGCGTGAGACTGCACGCCAGTTGCAAGACACCACGATCAAGACCTTCCTCGACTGGTTCCCCCCGGGCGTGTGCGGCGACTACATGCGCACCACCAAGACTTACTTCTTCAAGGTGGGCGACATCGAGTGCGAGATTATGTTCCGAGCACTGGACGATGCAGACGACGTGGCCAACTTGAACTCACTGGAGTTGACCTTTGCGTGGTTCAACGAGTGCCGCGACATCCACCCTGACATTGTTGACGCGATGTCCAAGCGTATCGGGCGTTTCCCGTCTGCCAAAGACGGCGGCCCGACATGGCACGGGATGTGGGGCGACACCAACCCTCCGACGATGGACACTTGGTGGTACTATCAGATGGAAGGACTTGACCCCAAAGATGGCGTATCTGCGAACAATAACGGCTGGGACGTTTTCAAACAACCGTCCGGACGCAGTGCGTTTGCGGAAAACATCGAAAACCTACCGGAGGGTTACTACGACACCCAAGGTCGTAGCGAAGAATACATACGGGTATACATCGACGGGGAGTACGGCCTATCCTCGGCTGGTATGCCTGTGTACAAGTATGTCCGGCCAGACTACCATATGGCTAGACAGAGACTTCGCCCTATCAGTAATGGAGTTCGACCCATTGTTGTGGGGATGGACTTGGGGCTTACCCCCGCAGCTATCCTCGGACAACAAGACCCCAGAGGTCGCGCTCTGATACTTGGCGAGTGTGTATCGTTTGATATGGGCATCCAGCGTTTCGTGCGTACCATGCTCAAGCCGCTGATCTACGAACGGTTTAGTGGTGCACCCATCCTGATCGTCACCGACCCAGCGGGCATACAGCGGGCGCAGACCGATGAACGCTCGGCGGTGGACATCATCAAAGCAGAAGGACTAAGGGTTATCCCTGCTAAGACCAACAACATCTCGGCACGGATCAACGCAGTCGATGACTTCCTCATGCGGCAAGTGGACGGCGACCCAGCGTTTCTCGTAGACCCGGGGTGCACACAGCTTAAGGCTGCCATGATGGGTGGGTATCGCTACAAGCCCAAAGGTGACGGCGACATTGACAAGAACAAACATTCGCACGTGGCCGAAGCGTTGCAATACCTGATGCTGCATATCACCAGCGTCGGGGAAGGCACAGCTTTACCTCGGCGTAGAGAAATCAAGCAAGTTGCCTCGGCAGGGTGGACATGATATGATTTCTGCACTGCTCACGCAGTTGTCACCCTCCGTTCAGTTGGAGTTACCCCCCGTTGAGCAAAAGTTCACGGGGGATTTTTTTGTTGACAACAAGTTTGTGTATTGGTATACACTAGCGACAGGAGCAACTTAGGAGGCGGCCTTGGCTAAACAAGTTGGTAAAAGTTTCACAATCATCTCGACGAATCCCAAGATGGCTTCGACGGGAATGGTGTCGCAAAGATATTCACCTACCATCTCTAAACATGCGGTGATTATGGAAGTGCCGGGGTCTCCCCCTTGGAATCGTGCAACACAGGGTAACCCTCCGATTGGGTATAACGGTAGAGTAGTTAACGAACCGCCTGCTGCACCTGCTGCACCTGCTGCACCTGCTGCACCTGCTGCACCTGCTGTAAAACCTAAGACCGGCCTCGAATACGATCCCTACGATACGACACTGGAAGAAGCTGCAAAAGCACCGACCGTGTTCCGTGGGCAAGCCCCGAAGATGGAAGCAATGCCTGACATTGCCAAGCCTACGGATGTTAAATACTATGGTGAGGAGTACAAGAGTGATGCTCAAAAACTTGCTAACGAACGTCAAGCTGCGTATGAACGCCGCTTATCAAACGCTGCGATCCGCAGCGGTAACGCTATACCAACGATTGGTGAAGGCGGCAAAGTAACCGCTGGCGCTGCACCTATTGAAACTGTTTCACGTGAAACAGAAGGGTTGCAGCAACTAAAAACTTCTCAAGAACGTCGTGCTGCTGCACCGTCACAACAAGCTGCTGCCGTTGAAGTTATCAAAGCAGCCAAGAGTATTTATGGCCCTGAAGAACTACGCAACAAACTTGCGCAGAATCTGACTCAAGGTAAAGTGATTATGCAGCAGACAATGGACGAATACTTGAAGAAGCAGAAAGATAAGAGGTAACAGATATGGCGGGTCTGTCATTTCTTCGTGTTGTAAGTAACTCTGATCTTGCTAAGCAAGAAAAAGAGGCGTCTGATAAAGCCTTGGCAGATCGCCAGAATCAGCCGTTGATCCTTGGTATCTCAGGCTATTTGCGTGAGTGCTGGGATGCTGCGCAACAGGCGAAGAAACCCATTGAGCAGAAGATGCTCAAAGCATTGCGTCAGCGCAACGGCGAATACGACGACGACAAAGCCCGTGACATCAAAGCACAAGGCGGCTCTGATATTTACATGATGATTACCGAAGTGAAATGCCGCGCAGCCGAGTCTTGGCTGCGAGACATTTTGCTCGACAATGGCACACCCCCTTGGGACATCCAAGCTACGCCGATTCCTGATATGTCTCCTCAGCAGTCCAAAGCGATTCAGGAGATTTTTGCGTATAAGGTTCTGAAACTTGTTGAGGAAACTGGGCAAGCGCCTAACCCTGCTGCAATGGGTGAGATTAAAGAGATGGTCGCGCAAGACTATCGCTTTAAGATTTTGCAAGAAGCACAGAACCGTGCTGACAAGATGAAGATCAAGATCGGTGACCAGTTTGCACAAGGCGGCTGGGCTGATGCCTTCAATGATTTCATCACTGACTTGGTGACTTACCCTTCAGCGTTTGTCAAAGGGCCAGTTGTGCGCCGCCAACGTGCACTTGGATGGGAGAGTGATCCCGTCACAGGCAAGACTATTGCCAAGCCAATTGAACGCATTGCCCCTGAGTACGAGCGAGTTGATCCGTTCCGTATCTTTCCTGAGCCGGGCATCACCAACATCAATGATGGCTACCTGTTTGAACACCACCGCCTAAGCCGGATGGAGCTTGCCGATCTGGTGGGCGTTCCCGGCTATGACGATGACGCTATCCGCAAAGTTCTTGAGATTGGCAACGGCCAGTCTTGGATCAACATGGATGTCGAGTTGCTCAAGCAAGAGCAAGAGCGCAAGTTCTATTCGCACATGCGCCCGACCGAGATGTTCGACGCCTTAGAGTTCTGGGGCAAAGTGTCTGGCAAGATGTTGATCGAGTGGGGACTTACTGAGGAAGATGTCCCCGATCCTGCTCGTGAGTACGATGCCAACGTGTGGCAGGTAGGTAACTACACCATCAAGGCTGTGTTGAACTACGACCCCCTTGGTGAGAAGCCATACGCTAAAACTTCGTTTATCAAGTGCCCCGGTTCATTCTGGGGTAAAGGTATTCCCGAAATCATTGAGGACGTGCAGAGCGTCTGTAATGCTTCAGCACGCGCCTTGGTGAATAACATGGGCATTGCATCTGGCCCACAGGTTGAAGTTAACCTTGAGCGGTTGCCTCCCAATGAGGACATCACACAAGTTCACCCTTGGAAAATCTGGCAGACGCTCAACGATCCTATTGGCTCAAGTGCCCCTGCTGTGCGCTTTACGCAACCTGAGGACAATGCAAACACCCTTATGGCTGTGTACGAGAAGTTCAGCAAGTTGGCTGACGAGCACTCCGGTATTCCGGCGTACATGTACGGTGACTTGAATGTACAAGGCGCTGGCCGCACTTCGTCTGGTCTGTCTATGCTGATGGGCGCATCCGGTAAGGGTATCCGCCAAGTCGTCATGCACATTGACAGCGATGTGATTAAGCCCATCGTACAACGCCAGTTTGTGTACAACATGCGCTATGACGAGGACGAGTCCATCAAGGGCGACGCACAAGTCATGGCCAGAGGCGCAGTTAACTTGGCGGTCAAAGAGACCGTTAACGTGCGCCGTATTGAGTTCCTTAACGCCACTGCCAACCAGATCGACGCTGAGATCATTGGTAAAGACGGGCGTGCAGCGATCCTTCGTGAGATCGCAAAAGGTCTACAAATGCCTGTGGATGACATCGTTCCATCTCGGGAGAAAACTGCGTTCCTTGGTAGAGCGCAGGCTCAGATTGCCGCACAGCAGCAATCGCAACAAGAGCCTACGCCTACACAACCGGACGGTTCTCCCAAAGGTGGTATGGATGGCAACATAGTCAGTAGTCGTGTGAGTGGGAGGGCGGCATGATCCGTCCTGACGACAAGGCCATGCAAGCGCTTGCGAATGTCTCGCGCCAGTATCCTGAGATTCGGGACTGGCTTAAGACATGGTACGAGCACGAGCTAACCAAGTTGCCACTTGCAGTAAACAACCCGGCGGTTCCACAGGGGCGCTGTCAGGTATTGGGCGAGGTGTACAACCTTGTCAAAGATGCCCCTGATTTTGTAGCGGCAAAGTCAAGATGACTCGCCGTCTAGTTAACGCATACCGATAGGAGCGTAAAAATGGCACTTCCAGAGCAAATTCGCAAACAGACCGAGGCTGTACAGGAGTTGTATAAGCAACTTAACGGCGAGGAAAACCAAGGCGCACAAAATGACGCCAATGGAGACACTTCGTCCAACGAGTCCGCTTATGACAATGAACCTTCTGCCGACGAGAATTCTGGCGGAGACGATGCTGCTCACCCTGCTGGAAATACAGAGCAACCACCAGCAGGAACTCAAGGTTCAGAAGATGTTGTCCAGAAGTACAAAACCCTTCAGGGTATGTACAACGCAGAAGTCCCACGCCTTCACGCACAAAACCGTGAGATGCAGGGCCGCGTTCAGCAGCTTGAACAATTGCTTGCTTCGCTTTCCGCACAGCAGCAACCACAGGGACGCCAAGTCCAGCACGACCCCTTGGTCACCGACCAAGACGTACAGGAGTATGGAGAATCTTTGGATGTGATGCGAAAAGTCAGCCGCGAGGAGTTAATGCCCGTGGCGCAGAAGATCGCGCAGTTGGAAGGTATGCTTCGTCAGATGCACACCAGCGTTGTACCTCAGGTACAAGCTGTGGCACATCGGCAAGCTATTACCGCAGAGCAGCAGTTCTGGGCAGATATAACTGATAACGTCCCCAATTGGCGTGCAATTAACGACAGTCAGGCTTTCCAGTCTTGGTTGTTGGAAGTTGATCCGCTTACTGGGATTACTCGACAGACCTATCTTGAGGACGCTCAGCGTAATCTTGATACCCGTCGCGTTGTTAGTTTCTTCCAAGCTTGGGGTGAGATCAATGGACAGCCTACAGGTGCTCGGCCTACCCGAAACACGCAAGGTTCGGAATTGGAAAGACAGGTTGCACCGGGTCGCTCACGCGGCACGAACCCGACAAACAATTCCAGCGCCAAGACATACACTGCGGATGACATCAAAACTTTCTTCAACGATGTCCGTTCGCAGAAGTACAAAGGGCGTGAAGCTGAACGTGATCGGATCGAACGTGACATTTTCGCTGCACAGCGAGAAGGTCGCATTGTTGCTTAATTAGACAAGGAGTCTCATCATGGCATTTCCTAACGCCGCTGGCCGCCCACAGTATTCGGGCAACTTCATTCCCGAAATCTGGTCGGGCAAACTCATCGAGAATTTCTACGACGCCACTGTGCTCGCAGCAATCTCTAACACTGACTACGAAGGCGAAATCCGCGCATATGGCGATACCGTCAATATCCGCACTTCTCCTGAAGTCACCATCCGCACTTATGTGAAGGGTCAAACTCTCCAAGTTGAGAACCCTGACAAAGCTAAGTTGCAGTTGTTGATCGACAAAGGCGAGTACTTCTCCTGCATCGAAGATGACGTGGACAAAGTTCAATCTGACATCAACTTGATGGACACTTGGACTAAAGACGCATCTGAAAAGATGAAGATCAAGATTGACCAACGCGTGTTGACCGACATGTTGCCTGACATTTCGTCTCTCAACAAAGGCAATACCGCTGGCCGCATCACTGGCAACATTGACCTCGGCTCTACTGGTACTCCTGTTGCGATTTCTAAGACTAACGTCTTGGACTACATCGTTGACTTTGGCACTGTGTTGGATGAAGCAAACTGCCCCGAGAGCGACCGTTTCTTGGTCATTCCCGCAAAGATGGCTGGCTTCATCAAGAAGTCCGATCTGAAGGATGCTTCTATTACTGGTGACGCACAGTCCGTCATCCGTAACGGTCGCCTCGGCATGATCGACCGCTTCACCATTTACATGAGCCACAACCTGAGCGTGTCTAGCGGCAAGTTCAGCTTGATCGCTGGCCACAGAATGGGCTTCACTTTTGCATCACAAATGACCAACATGGAAACCATCCGTTCTGAGTCCACCTTCGGTAATATCGTCCGTGGCTTGCAAGTGTATGGTTACAAAGTTGTCAAGCCTGAAGCTTTGGCTCAAGGCATTGTGACTCTGGCCTAATCAATTAGGGGGCTTCGGCCCCCTGTTTAACTTTTTTGGAGATTCAACATGGCTACATATACCGACTCTCTGGGCTTTAATAAAGGCTCAGCCGCCCTCCCATCTGATGCACTGAATAAGTGTCATCGCGTGGAGATTGTTCTTGACTTCCCGAAGATCATTGCTGCACGTTCTGCTGCTGGTGCTACCGCACTGGCCGCCAGTGATGTGTTGGAAGTGATCCCTGTACCCGCTGGCACTATTGTGTCTAACGTGGGTATGGTGGTGAGTACTGCCGCTGGCGTTACCAGCACCTTGTCTATCGGTGACGGCACTGCCGCCGCTGGTTACTTGGCTGCGACTTCAGTGAACGCAACTGGTACTTCTGGTGGCGTGCCTGTGCTGTCTGCTGGCGCTTTTGCTCCTACCTTGAGTGGTGGCAAAGTGTATGCGTCTGCTGACACTATCGACGTGACGATTGGTACTGCTGTACCAGCCGCTGCTGTTGTGCGTGTCTTTGCAGTGTTGACAGACATCAACTAAACGGCAATGAGGATAGGGGCTTCGGCCCCTTCCTTTTAGGAGAACAAAATGGCAAAACGTGAACCACAGGCGGTACATACAAACGCCAATGTATTGATGAATACTGGCCCTGCGCGGCTGATTGGTGTGATGTACACCACTGCTGGCGGAGCGTTGAGTCATATCAATTTTTATGACAACACCGCTGCATCTGGTACTGTAAAGCTTGAGCTTGATACCAGTAAACAAGGTATTGTTACTTGGAATCTTCCCGAGGGTGGACTCATTTTCACCAACGGAATTTACTGTGATATTGGCGGAGCAACGTCAGTCACGGCAATCATTGTTCAGTAATCATGGCTACCAAAGACCCACGACTTGAACGCGCTGGGGTATCTGGGTACAACCAGCCTAAGCGCACTCCGAGCCACCCGACAAAAAGCCACGTTGTTGTGGCAAAGTCCGGTACTGAAGTGAAACTGATTCGCTTTGGCCAACAGGGTGTACAAGGTGCTGGTGCTAACCCTACTACCCCCAAAGAAAAGGCTCGCAAAAAGAGTTTTGAGGCAAGGCACGCAAAAAATATTGCCAAAGGCAAAATGTCTGCGGCATACTGGGCAGATAAGGTAAAGTGGTGATATGGCGACTAAACCTAAAACTAAATCCACTGTAAACGCCGCAGGTAACTACACAAAACCTGAGTTGCGTAAGCGGATTGTGTCGCAGGTAAAAGCTGCGGCGGTTCAAGGTACAGCCGCAGGCCAGTGGTCTGCACGCAAAGCCCAGTTGGTTGCTAAGAAATACAAAGCCGCTGGCGGGGGGTACAAAGATTGAAAGCCCCTCAAAAGTCTCTAAAAGATTGGGGTGACCAGAAATGGCGCACCAAGAGTGGTAAACCTTCCAGTAAGACTGGCGAACGCTATCTACCGGAAGCAGCCATTAAAGCGTTGACCCCCGCAGAGTATGCTGCTACAACAAAAGCAAAGCAGCAAGGCAAAGCAAAAGGTCAACAATTTGTAAAACAGCCCGCTAAAATAGCGGCTAAGACCAGCAAGTATAGATAGGAGAATTGCATGGCACGGTACTTGAGAAACAAAAAAGACGGTTTCATCTATGACTGGAATCCCATCCTTGCAGAGAATCCTTTGTGTGAGGAAGTAACTGAGGAAGAAGCTTTCCCCGAGAAGTTTATTCCCAAGAAACAACGTGGCCGCAAGTCCGATCTTGACCTTGCAACCCCCGAAGAACAAATCCCTGAGGCTCCTCCTGTTACCAATGAGGAAGTCAATGCTGAAGCATCCCGAGGTCTACCTGAATGATACTCAACACTGTAATCACTGAGGTTCGCAGATTACTGCAAGACATCAACTCACCGCAACGCTACAGCGACACGGTGTTGTTGGGCTTTGCGAATCAGGCGTTAAAGCGCATTGCTGTGCTGCGCCCTGACCTCTTTGCTTACATTGGGGCGATCCCCACTACTGCTGGGTCTGTCATTCAGTCGATGCCTACCGATTCAATCCGAGTCATGGAGATATTCTCTGTGCAGGGTGGTGACGGTGTTACTGAGGTCAACCGCGAGGCGCTTGACCAGACATACCCAACATGGATGAACGATACCGCTGGGCCTTGTGTTAACTGGATGCGGCATGTACGCAACGCAAACAAGTTTTTCATTTATCCCAAAGCGCCAGCGGGTCAAGTATTGGTAGGCGAGTATGCACAGACTCCCCCAGATTACGACGGCACAACAACTGTAGCGTTGTTGTCAGATGCGTACTTCCCAGTCGTTGTTGACGCCACTGTGTTCTTGGCTGAGTCAGTCGATAACGAGCACGTAAATTCACAACGTGCCGCCTTGTTCCAACAGTCATTTACTCAAGCCTTGGGCGTTAGCGCACAGGGTAGGGTTATTACTGATACCGAGCAAGCTGGCCTCAAATCTACTGAGGTTGTTTGATGTCTGATCGCACATTCCTCTCACTGGTTACTCGTCTTGCACCAAGTGTGCCGGGATGTCCGCAGCCTATCGTTGAACAATATGTTCGTGATGCAGCTATTGAGGTGTGCGAGAGAACCCTGTCATGGCGTTACGAGCAACCCAAAATCAGGCTTACGCCGGGGGTATACGAGTATCCCTACGAGAACCCCTTAGGCACGGAAATCCATGCGTTCTTGTCGGTGTCTTTGAATGGCACGCCCATTGAGCCAGCAACTCTTGAGCAGTTGACCCGCAAGTATCCTGCGTGGCCTGATCTTACTCCTGCGCAGTTGTCCACCCCCCAGAATATCTGCCAGTTGGACGCTGACAATTTTGTACTTGCCCCAGTGCCGGATAGCACAGTTGACTACGACCTCAAGATGATCGTAGCCCTGAAGCCTTTACGCACAGCAACTGCAATGGATAAATCTGTGATGGATGACATTGAGAATGTCGTTATGCACGGAGCCTTGCAGCACCTGCTGGTACTACCTAATAGAACGTGGACTGATCGTGAGTTAGCCTCATACCACGCCAAACAATACGCATTTAAGACATCTGAGCGTAGAGCCAGAGCCAATCTTGGCGCTGCTCGTGCTTCAATGTCTGTTCAGATGCGCCCATTTGCATGAGGTAACTATGGCAACAGATGTCATCCGATTAGTAAAAGGCGACGAGAAGCCACTTATCGTTCTCACGTTGACGGACGACATTACAAATACGCCTATTGATCTGTCGTTAAGCACAACGACTGTTAGCGTAAAATTCCGTAAGGCAGGGACTACAACGCTTCTTTCAACAATTTCCTGTACAAAATTGAGCGGCGGCACTACTGGACAGGTGCAGTTTGGTTTTTCTGGTGGCGTGCTTGACGTTGACGCTGGCGCATATGAGGGCGAAGTTGTTGTGAATTACGACGGCTCTGTACAGACTGTCTATGAGACGCTGAGGTTTACGGTGAGGGCAAACTTCTAATGTCCAATATCAAAGTCTCTGCTGTTGTCACAACGCTTGTTACCGCAGTTGCGGCAGCAGGGGCTATTGCTATTTCAGTCAACCCTAAGACTTATGCGGCCTTAGCACAACCTGAAACAGTTATACGGCTATCAGCATTTGTTGTCCCGATGGAGTATCTGGAGGAACAGACAGTCAGTATGTCTGACTTCCGTCAGATCACAGTTGAGGTTGTAAAGGCTGATGAAGTCACAGTTGGTGACACAGTGGCACTTGCCCCCGACTTGGCTTTTTCAGACTCTGTTACTGTTGCGGATTCCGTATTCAAGAACTTTACTGAGGCTGTTGACTTTGACCGCAATGACGCAGATGTAGACCCAGACCCAGTTACAGCGTCTGATGTTGCTACTCGACAGGTAGCCAAGGTTCTTACAGATACTGCTACGGCTGCTGATTCGACAGCGTTATCCCCCGGAAAAGTAACAACGGATTCAGTTACTGCAACTGATGCTGTCAACACCATAGCTGTTGGCAAAAGCGTGTCTGACACAGCGACGATTACAGACGCGTCACCGGTGTTTGACACAGCCAAAGTTGTTGCTGATAGTGTGTCGCCTACCGATGCAGCAGCGCTTAGTGTAGACAAGAGCGGACTTGCAGATACTGCTATTGCTTCAGACTCGGCATCTTTCCAACCTGATCTTGTTAAGACAGACTCAGTTACTGTTTCAGACTCAGTGAATACCCTAGATGTAGGGAAAACCCTTACTGACTCTGCAACAGCATCTGACGCTGCACCCGTTTTTGATATTGCACAGGCGTTATCCGATTCCGTCACCATTACCGATGTGGTCTACAAAGACTTCACCGAGATGGTTGACTATGACCGCAACGACGCTGATGTAGACCCTGATCCAGTTACTGTGGCAGATACCACTGCTGCGACTGTTTCTAAGGTTGCTACTGACTCAGCCACGGCGTCTGACTCTGCTGCACTAAACCCGGAGACTGTGTGGACTGATAGCGTCACAAGCAGCGATTCCGTGGCACTGGCCACTGACAAAGTAGCTACTGACTCAGCCACTGCGTCAGACGCAGCCCCTGTGTTTGCACAGAACAAGACAACAACAGACGATGTTACGGCGTCCGATTCTGCTCCTGTATTTGCGCAAAACAAGACAACAACAGACACAGCAACGGCATCTGATGCCGCGCCTGTGTTTGATATTGCAGCAGTTTTGTCGGATACCACTACGGTGACGGAATCAATATCAGTTATTCTGATACCGGGCCAGTATTCGCCCGCGTACGACTTTGCCTTTGCCTCAGATGAGCCGTTTACCTATCAGTGGGTACTCGGTACAATCAACGATCATCTGATCCACCAACCCCTTGTAAACGGTGAATTTGTGCTGACAATCAACCCCAATGCTGGTATCGTATATACGATCCGCACGGAGTCGGTTGAGTACACGTACAACGGGTACGGGCTTAACGAAAACCAACTCAACTAAGGAGTGAGAAATGTTTAACGACGCAATCAAGATGACGGGCAATCTTAAGCTCGTTCTTACTGACGAACATGGCAACATTAAGCAGGAAGAAGAAGTAAAAAACCTAGTGGTCACAGTAGGCAAAAACTACATTGCTTCCCGCATGAAAGACGCAACCGCTACTGCCATGAGTCACATGGAGGTTGGAACAAGTACTCAAGCCGCTGCCGTTGGCGACACGGCTCTGATTGCAGCCGTTGCTAGTTCGCGTGTAACGCTGACCTCAACTACTGTGACTACCAACTCTGTCGCGTATGTTGCTTCTTTCCCAGCAGGTACTGGCACTGGTGCGTTGACAGAAGCAGGTATCTTCAACGCATCTACCTCTGGCACTATGTTGTGCCGCACAGTGTTTTCAGTCATCAACAAGGGCGCAGCCGATACACTTGGTATTACTTGGACTGTGACTGTTAACTAAGGAGTCAGGGAATGGGCCTCAAACTCGCAAATAATGCGTTTGGTACGCTTGCGGCGGGTATCAACTCGTCCGCAACAAGCATTACGCTGACATCTGGGCAAGGTGCTCGGTTCCCTACTCTTAGCGCAGGTGATTATTTTTACGCCACGCTGATTGACACCTCCAATAACTTGGAGATTGTGAAGTGTACGGCTCGTTCGACTGATGTACTAACTGTGACCCGAGGTCAGGAATCGACTACAGCCCGTGCGTATACCGCTGGTGACCGCATTGAAATTCGCCTTACATCACAAACATTCCTTGATGCTGTAAACGGACAAGACGGTGATAAAGGGGATATTGTTGTTTCTAGCGCTGGTTCTGTGTGGACTATTGATACTGGGGCAGTAACGGAGACAAAGCTTGCTGCTAACTCGGTCAGCGCGGGAAAAATAGCATCTGGCGCTGCCGTCTCAAACATTGGCTACATCCCACAGCGGGGCGTACAATTTTCTGCTACTGTCCGAACTGGAACATATTATTCCCGTCTTTTCCGTATGGGAGTGGGACAGTTATACGCATCTGCAATTGTATCTATTGCGCACACACGAAATAGTGTTGTAATGGGTTCAACTTGGATTGCGTCTGGGGGACACTCAGGTGGTGGACGACTTGCACAACTTGACGGGCATTACTACACGGGCGGTTATAAGGTTGCAATCGAAAATGACGACAACAATAACTGGTATTTTTGCATTTATGACACTGCCTATAACGCAGATTCTATAGCGTATGGAGGTTGGGATGTTAATGTTATACCTCTCTGTGGCTCTTTATTAAATACATACACAACCTACAACAACGGTTCAAATGCTATCCGCGCTGAGGTTACCGCTGGAACTAGCTACTACACTAATAATGGTGCGTCAGATGCTAGGCTCAAACAAAACATTGCACCGATTACTAACGCAGTAGACAAGATCAAACAATTTAATGGTTGCACTTTTGATCTAGATGGAAAAAGAGAAACTGGGTTGCTTGCTCAGGATGTGCTTCCGGTGTTCCCTGAATTGGTGACTGGATTACCCGATTTATCTGTACCTGAAGAAATCCGCAATCGGATTATCCAAACTGAGCAGTACGTGTTAGGACTCAAGTACGACAAGATGGCAGGGCTATTTGTTGAGGCGTTCAAAGAACAGCAAGTACAAATCGAAACCCTTAAAGCTGAGGTCGCAGCCTTGAAAGCTGGAGCATAACTATGGGATTAAAAGTCACCAACAACGCCTATGGCACGCTGAACGCTAGTATCACTAGCAGTTCAACTACGATTGTTCTTGTAGCAGGACAGGGCGCACGCTTCCCGTCGCTCAGTGCAGGTGACTACTTCTACGCCACACTGATTGATACATCGAATAATCTGGAGATTGTGAAAGTCACTGCGCGTAGTACTGACACACTGACTGTTGTGCGTGGCCAAGATAGCACGACTGCTCGTGCGTACGCAACAAACGACCGCTTTGAACTGCGCCCAACGGCCGCACTGTTTACTGAGGTTATTGATACAGCTAATGCTGCGCTACCTAAAGCAGGTGGAGTAATTGCTAGTGGTGGGCGTATTCAGTTTCAGACTGCTGAAGGAAATACACACTACGGAATTCGTGCTGTTAAATATGGCTATTCATCCTCCTATGGCGCACTGCAAATTGGTGATAGCTCTAGCCCACAGCAGAATATTTCTCTTGGTGTTGACGTAAGCGCAATTGCTGGCGGCGCGTTTAACGGGAGCGGTAAAGATATTACTGTACCAAATAATGTTCAGTTTTGGATACCAAACTCAAGCAATACCAATTTTATACTTCCAATGCAGTTTGATACTGCGGGTCGGGTACTGACCCCATTGATTCCTGCTTTTTTCGCAAGACGTACAGCTAGCCAAGCCGGTGGGGTTTATATCGGAGATGATGTTGGGTTAAATAATGGGTCGTATTACAACTCCTCCAATGGTAGATTTACTGCCCCCACCAACGGCATATATCTATTTAGTGCAGCTTTTCTTCCTAATAGTAGTACTGGGGCAACAGGGTATATCCGTAAGAATGGAACCCGAGTTTCTGACACCTTGTATAACTTAGCTGCGGACAACTATTCCTCAACAGTTGTCCACGTACAACTTGTAGCAAATGACTATGTAGATTTCTATATAGCTAGTGATGGTACTGAAGGGGCATATAGTCACTTTGGTGGACATCTACTTGGGTAAACAGTAAAGGAACAAACATGGCAAATTACACAATCACACTTACCGAAGCCGAAGATAAAGCTTTGTCCTACGCTGCATTGTCGCAAGACGAGTGGATTCAAAATGCTGTCCACGAGCGTTGCCGTGTTGCTATTGATGAAATCGTAACACTCACAGTACAGAAGTGCCTTGAGACCAACACTGCAATTCCCGGCACTAAAGACGCAATGGTAGACCTAGCTTTTGAGCAAGGTTGGATTAAGACTGCTGCACAGCGTCTAGCGGAAGCAGAAGCAGAAGCTGCTGCTCGTGCTGGCCAGAACGAAACCAACACAAATGTCTGATACCCGACGCATCCCTCTTGTCATGTTCCCAGACGGATCATTAGTCCGTAGTGAGGTCGTGCCTGAGGGTTGTGTTTTAGTTGTAGAGCCTGTCGAAATAGAGAATGACCTACCGCCTGTAATAGACCAAACGCAAGCGGTAACTGGTAGTTCAGAAAGATAAGGATATGAGTAACGTACGCGAATTAGAGAATCAACTGACCACTCACGAAGCAGTATGCGCTGAGCGGTATACCACTTTCATCAAGCGAGTAGACCGCCTTGAGGGTCTGTTGCTCAGAGCAACGGGCGCACTCATTGTTGGTATGGCTGGCATCATCGTAACCATCCTAAATAGGGGAACATAACATGGCAATGATTAAAGAATACGGCGGCAAAGAGTCGTACAAGTCCAAAGGTGCAATGAAAAAGCACGAAGGCAAAGAGTCCAAGAAAATGGAATCTAAAGAAGCCGGTATGAAAAAAGGCGGCATGGTCAAGAAGCCGATGGGCTATGCCAAAGGCGGCATGGTTCATAAGATGCCTAAAGCCTGCTGAGGTAAACCATTGATCCAATCAGCCTTCTTCTAATGGCGCAAAGTGCGGTCAGTGCTATACGCACTGGCTGCCAGATGTTGTCAGAAGGAAAAGCTGAAATCGACAAGTTCAAAAAACAAGTCGAGGGCGGTGTCAAAGATGCAAAAGCAATCTATGGCGAAGTCACCGGATTGTGGGGCTGGCTTAAAGGGTTGTTTGGTGTAAAACCAAAAACACTTTTACCAGTTGCAGAACTTAAAACAGAAAGTGCAGCAAAGCCAGTAAAGGCTAAGCGTGTAAAAGAATCGGAGTTAAGTTACGAAGAATACCAAGCTCGGTCGGTACATGAAATCTGTGAGAACTTGAAGGTCTACTTTGAAGCTACAAGAGCATTGAAGGAACACTGTAGAGAACTAGAGGAGCAGTCGCTCACAACAGATAAAGTTGCTGATAGTGCAATTGATCGGATTGAACTGGAGTGGCAGATGCAGCAGTTGTCAGTACAAGTTAGAGAGGCAATGGTGTATACCCCGGAGTCACTTGGACTACAGGCTCTCTACACCCGGTTTCTTGAGATGTACGATCAGATTTTGGAAGAACAGGAGTTTGCTCGTCAAGTTGCGGCGAAACGAGAGCGAGACACAAAATGGCAACGAGAACTCCTCAGAAACCACCGAATCGACCGAACAATAATTATGGCGGCAATAGCAGCTATAGCCCTGTGGATGTGGGCAATGCTACTGTCGTTAGGATGGCTAGAGAGGACACCAGATGGTTTGTCGTCGGTATTGTAGCCCTCTCGTTGGTGTTTCTTCTTGCGCTACCTCTGTCTTTACTTATCCTTATGGATGATATGAAGCTGAGGGCAGAGATAAGGGCTGAGGTAAAGCAGAACAAAAGATTACGGGCTGATCTGGAAAGGATGCAGCAGCAGTTAAGGGAACAGGAACAAAGGAGTAAAGGTAGTGAAAACTGAAAAAGAAATTAAAGCCCTAGCTGCAATCAGCATCTCAATCTTCGCCGCATTGCTGGCGATCAATACCCTCGTCGCTGGCTCCAATAGTTCCAAAATACTGAACAACACCATTGCTGCCAATAACCAGTGGGCGTGGTATCAAGCTAAGAACATCCGTCAAGTTATTTACGAGACTGCCAACAGAACAGACGATGCCAAGCGGATGGACGCAGACAAAAAAGAAATCATGGCCAAGGCCCAAGCATTGGAGGCTGAGCGGGATGAGGCTCGCCTTCGCAGCCCTTGGTTTACATATGCAGGGTCGTTGCTCCAGATTGGCATTGTTTTGTCAACCGCAGCGATTCTTGCTATCGCAATGCCTTTGTACTGGGCGTCACTTGCCGTAGGTACTGTTGGGGCGTTATCATTCTTCAATGGTTACTTTATGTTGTGGGGGTTTTAAATGCTTGATATTCTTGGCGGAGTTCTAAAAAATGTAGCCCCCGGTTTGGCTACTGTTGTGGCTGGCCCACTTGGTGGTATGGCGGTTAAAGCCATTGCTGAAAAACTAGGTGTTGAGGACACGGTTGAGGCTGTGACTGCTGCGGTGCAAGCTGACCCCGAAGCTGCTCGTAAACTGGCGGAGATTGACCTCAAACAGTTTGAGTTGGAAGTGCAAGATCGTGACTCTGCACGCAAGATGCAGATGGCAGCACTGGCTCAAGACTCTTGGTTTGCCAAGAACTTCATCTATCTATTCACCTCGGCATGGTCTATCTTTGCCATGATCTTCTTCTCGTTTGTCACGTTTGGCGTAGTGCCCGAGTCTGGCACACGCATGGCTGACACTATCCTCGGTGTGTTGATTGGCACAGTCATCACAGGCTTCTTCAACTTCTTCTTTGGCTCGTCTAAGTCTAGCCAAGATAAAACGCAACTCTTGAAGGACAAGAAATGAACTTGACTACTAACTTCAGTCTGCACGAATTGACAAAGAGCGAAACCGCTTTGCGTCATAACCTTCCCAATGACCCCGATGAAAAAGCCATCGCTAACTTGAAGGTGCTCTGTGAACAAGTCCTGCAACCCGTGCGAGATCATTACGGTAAGGGTGTCAAGGTCAACTCAGGTTTCCGCCATCCTGATGTTAACGCTGCCGTTGGCGGGTCTAAAACATCTGACCATTGCCAAGGACAAGCCGCTGACATTGAGATTCCCGGAGTTCCTAATCACGAGCTTGCAGAGTACATCGCCCAGAACTACAAGTTCACCCAAGTAATCTTGGAGTTTTACACCCCCGGCATCCCCGATTCTGGCTGGGTGCACGTATCATATGACCCATCTAACTTGAAAGGGCAGACACTAACTGCCACCAAGAAAGATGGCAAGACTGTGTATCTCCCCGGTTTGGTTGCGTAAAGGCACACAATGGCAGCGGTAAAACTCCTCAAGTTTCTAGGTGAAGCACCGAAGATTTCTTCGGAGTTGCTGCCTGATGGTGCGGCGCAGTTGTCTTACAACACCAAGTTGTACTCAGGCGACTTGCTGCCTTACCGCCTTCCTTTGTTTGTCTCTAACCTCAACCGAACAGGCGTGGTTAAGACAATTCACGCTCTAAAAAATCCATCTACTGGGGCGTTGAACTGGTTGTCATGGATGACTGATGTTGACATCGTGACAGCTTCTTCCTCAGAAGATCAGGAGCAGCGGTTCTACTACACAGGAGACGGTGTTCCTAAGGTATCCAACTATCAATTGGCTATCACTGGTTCAGCGCCATATCCCAATGGGTACTATGAACTTGGGCTGCCGCTTCCGACGACCAAGGTAACGACCACGGCTGCGTCGGCTCCGAACGCAACAACATCTACTTACGCCCGTGACTCAGGTAACACTGCGACTATTGTGACTGGTAGTGCACATGGTTTGCGTACAGGCAATATCGTCACTATCTCAGGGTTTACATCTACTGTAGGTAAGATTTTCAACGCGACCAACGTAACAGTAACTGTTACGAACTCAACGACTTTTACGTATTACTCGCCGGGCGATGCCGTCACATCCACATCAGACACTAGCGGAAAAGTAGCTCTGGCGGGTAATACGCAAATTCGTTCCTATGTGTACACATGGTATACCCCGTGGGATGAGGAGTCGATTGGTTCTGATCCATCGGATAACTTATACATCAAAGAAGGTCAAACGGTTACAGTAACCAATATACCAACGGCAAAGCCCGCTAGTAGCAACACGTTTATCCGTGGTGTAAAGCTATACCGTACTGTTCCGTCTGCTGCGGGCACACAGTATTTCTTGCTCAAGACACTTTGGTTTCCGACAACGCTTGCTCGTGTACAGCGCACATCTAATGTGTCTAGGGTTACTTTGTCCAACCACCACAATCTGGCGATTGACGACCGCTTCAAGATAAGCGGCTGCACAGACTCAACTTTCAATATCACAGGCGGCATTGTCACTGATGTCATTGACGACTACACATTTGAGTATGCGCAAACTGCAAGCAATGTGTCTGACAAAGCTGAAACAGCCGGTACTATGTACCAAGATGCTGCGCAGAAAATAACTGATACAGCCCGTTATTGGGGCGATGGTAGTTACTCGTTTACCGATGACTTTGATGTATCACTGCTAAATGAGTCGCTCATCTCTGATAACTACGATCCGCCACCTGAAAATATGCAGGGGATCACGGCTGTCCAAAACAGCATTTTGATTGGCTTCTTTGAGAATCAACTATGTTTTTCCGAATTGGGTAAACCACATGCTTGGCCACAAGAATACAGGCTAACCTTTGAGTCCACCATTGTCGGGGTAGCGTCCGTTGGCGGTTTTATCCTTGTGTTGACCGAGGAGTATCCATACCAAGTCTCTGGCAGTGACCCCGCCACGATGTCATCGGCAAGGATTGATACCCTGTTTCCCTGTTTATCAAAGCGGTCTATTGTCAACATGGGTTATGGCGTGACATATGTCACACATGGTGGCGTTGCCATCTACTCCCCTTCGACTGGTATTGACTTGTTGACCAAGTATGTCCACGACTGGGATACATGGAACACCTCACTCGATACCACAACAGTTGTTGCCAAGTACTACAACGGTAAGTACTTTGCCTCGCACTCTACAGATTCGTTTATTTTTGAGCGGGATGAGCGTGTTGGTGGATTCTTTGTGTCCATCAACTACAGGTTCTCTGCTGCCTATAACGACCCAGAAACCAACAAGTTTTATTATGTTGCCGATACATTGGGCAATATTTACGAGTGGGACGCCGAGACACAGCCATTGGCGTCAATGGAGTGGAAGTCTAAAACAGTGGTAACCAAGGACTATCTTAACCTTGGTGCGGCTAGAGTAATTGCAGACTACGCTACACCTGATGCGGAATCAGAAGCTATTGCGGCGTACAACGCTGGTGTTCCCTCATATAACGCACAGGTTTGGCTAGATTACTCAAACCCAGTAGCTACTGTGTCTTACGCTCGTGCGTCCAACGTCGCTACGATTGTGACTGCCACAGCGCACGGAATGATTACAGGGTCGAAGGTGGACGTGTCTGGCTTTACCGGAGGCGCTGCATCGACATTCAACACACAACAAACTGTGGTAACAGTTGTCGATGCAACGACCTTTACCTACGCCAATGTGGGTACAACCATCACTACGACTGCGGATACAACTGGAACAGTATCCTCGCTCAAAGGATTGGGCGATATGAATGGCCCTTACGACCGAGTAACCAGCGGGGGTATCCGCATTGAGACCTTTGGTACGCTGAACTCTACAGTGGTTAACGGAGATAACTTTACTCGTACGTATAAAACTGTTACGGGTGTGCTGCCTGTCACGTTCCGCCTATGGGCAAATAAGGTATTGATCTTCCAAGGAACTGTGTCTAGTAGCGACATCTTCCGCCTACCCTCTGGGTATCGTAGCGATACCTTTGAGATGGCTGTATCTGGGTCAGCCCGTGTGCGAGCAATCCACATAGGAGAAACCCCATTCGGATTGAGGGCTGCGTAATGGCAAGGTTTTCTGCTGTCCCAGCCGTACCCCAAGGTGGTCTTACTGACTGGCAGGCGGTACTGTTTAGTTCATTGAAAGAGAATGTGGAGCTTCTGATTGGTGCTCGTGGTGAGGCTGACCTTGCCAGTAAAGCAGTAGTCCGGGGGCAGATCACTGTAAACGAGGCTTCCCAACAAAATTTATTGCGTGTCACCGCAGAAGGTAAGGGGTATACTATCAGCGGGCAAAACGTAGCAGATTTAGACGACGTTGGGAAGTTAATCAAAGATGTACAGGAACTTGCGAATGACCTCGTGTATACCCGCAACGTACTGAATACATTGATTAGACAACTGAAAGGTTAATCATGGCAAATGGAAAGAATCCAATTTTAGAGATGCTCAATAGACAGAGCGTCCCAGCGTCCGTCCCTCAAAGCACTGCTGCTCCTTCTGGCGCTAGTCCCCTTAGCATGGGTCTGACTGGTGCAGTAGCCGCTCCGCAGATGCCGCAAATGCCGCAACAAGCACCTGCCACGCCTGCCACAACTTCTTTAGATTTACCCGCTGGGCTACAAAACCTAATTGGTGGCGCACCTCCAATGGTGAATGAGGCTGCTTTACAGACAATTCCGACTGGAACTGTTGCGTCTAACCCTCAGTTTCCAGTACTAGATTTCCGTATGCAACCAACTTACGCACAGGGAGGTATGGTCGGTATGAATGGACAACCTGATATGACTGGCGCGGCTGGCATGAAACCCGGCGGTGGCGGTGGCCGTATGTCTCAAGCTGTGATGGAGCAACAGATCAATGACATGATGCGTAAGAATCCACAGATGGTTCAGCAAATTCAAAACGCAATCATGGCTGGACTCCAATCTGGAGAATTGACACAGCAAGAACTCAACATGGGTGTACAACTTGCCACTGTTGCAGTACAAAATCCAGAGATGTATCCTTATGTCAGAAACTTTGCAATTCAGCAAGGACTGGCCGATGAACAGACACTCTCCCCACAGTACGATGAAGGCTTGTTATTTGTCATTCTGTTGGCTGCGCGTATCGCACAGCAAAGCATGGGTGGCCAGAACATGATTCAAGGCGGCAGCCCTGCAATGGCAGGTGGTCAGCCTCAAATGGCTATGGCTAACGGCGGGCATGTTGGCGACAATATGGCGCAACAACACAACGCACAAGCCCGTACGCTGGTTGCCCACGCTGGTGACGGCACGCAAGGTGGCAAAGTTGTTGGCCCCGGCCACGATACAAGCGACAACATCACGATTGCTGTTTCGCCCGGCGAGTATGTAATTCCTGCCAAAGTCGTTAAGATGAAGGGCAAGGAGTTTTTTGATTCACTCTTGGATAAATATAAGGATGCTTGATGACACATCCACCGGGCTTTGACCCAGTACCTCTTGACGAGTTTGATGCGTTGCTGCTCTCTACAAAGGAGCACTTCGATAAGTATTGGTCTGCTACCAAACCGCTCGTTGAGAAGTGCATAAAGAGGTCAATGCACGGAGAACTCACAGCAGATGATGTTTACGCGATGGCACTACAGGCAAAAGTCTATGTGTTCATCGTCAAGTGTGACAAAGGAATTATGCCAGCCGTGAAGCTGGCTTTAGTTCTTGAGATTGTCAACTATCCGCGCTTGGCTGCCATGAATATCTTGGCGCTTGGCGGGGAAGAACTTGATGCGCTCTACGAAAAGTATTGGAAACGCCTGTGCGGATGGGCGTACATGAATGGTGTCCGGGCTATTGAGGGATGGGTATCCCCAGCAATGGAGCGGGTAATTTCAAAATATGGCTTCAAGCATGTATATACACACATGCGACTCGATTTGACGGAGGACACAAAATGAACCACGTAGCTCGTATGCCGGGGCGCTTCAATGATCGCTCGATGGCGTTAATGGGTATTCCTGATTTACCGGAAGCGGCTTTTGGCGGAGACCTGCCACCCTTCCAGCGCACTGCGCTTGTAAAAGCAATGGGGATTAAACCCCAAGGTGGCGGCGGTGGCGGTCTTGCAAAAGTCGTTGCCGTTGTAGCAGCGGTAGCAATCCCGTTCGCGGCTCCTGTTATTGCTTCGTCAATTGGTTTGTCTGCTGGTATTGCTGCTGCAACTGGCATCTCTGCAACTGCTGCGGCCACTGTTGGTTCTGCGATTGTTGGTGCTGGTCTCGGGGCTGTATCTGCTTCAGTTACTGGTGGTAATGTAGGACGTGGCGCACTTATGGGTGCAATTGGCGGCGGTATTGGTGGATACACTTCTGTTCCTGCTTCCGCTTCTGGTTCTATTTCAAGTCCATATTCTCTTAGCCCAAGTACAAGCGGTACGGCTACTGGATTGGGTATGCCATCTCCAGTTACACCGTCACTGGCTGGCTCTCCTTCATTGGGTTCTAACCTTGCATTTACTCCTGATTACAGCCTTACTTCAGGTATGACATCTGCCGCTCCCGGTATGGGCGGTGGTACTGGCTTGACATTCGGTGGCAGTGGTTACGGATTGAATCCAGCCGAGGCTGGTCTCACCCTTGGTGGCACTACACAAAGTGGACTTTCTGCTGGATTGTCTAGTCAACCTACTAGCCCATACTCGCTGTCTGGTATGAGTTCTACGGCTGGCGCACCTGCGGCTGCTGCTGATCCGTACTCGTTGACAAATACATCGTACGCTGGCACAGGTAGCAATCTACCTCTGTCTAGTCAGTATGGCAATATCACTCCAACTGATTACAGCCTTGCTTCTCCTACGACTACTAACGCTGGCCTTAACACCGCCAACGCTGGTACTTCTGGCGCTTCTGAGTTTGGCCTCAAAGCCACTTCAGCAAGTACAGGTGGTCTGGGTACTACTAGCGGCGCTGGTGCTGCTGGCACTGCTGCAACTACAGCAGAGAAACTTACATTCACTCAGGCATTGGCAAAAGTACCTGAACAACTCCAAGCTAAATTTACTGATCCTAAGGCACTGGCTGACCTCACCTTGCGTGCGGGTGCACAGTTGTTGACAGGCCAGTTGTCTGACGCTGGTCTATCTCCTGAGGAGAAACAATTGCTGCAAGCCCGTGTCGAGGAGATGAAGCAAAACAAAGAGATCAACAACGAGTTGTTCCAGACTCAGTTGCGTGAAGCCTATGACCTCTTGGGTCGTAGCGATTACTTTGACCCAGCTTATTTTGGACAACAGTATGCTGGTGCGGCTAAGCAACGCACTGCGGCGCAGAAAGAGGCAGCACTTCGCAAAGTTAACCCACGCAATAGAGGCGGTCGTGCTGCACTTGAGCGTCAGTACAACTTGCAATCTGCTCGTGAAGAAGCTACTGCATACGATAAAGGTTCGATGTACGGCTTTGATGCTGGCTTGAAGTTAACTCAACAAGCTTTGAACGCTTTGCCTAAGAACGCGCCAACCTCTAGCGCCGACGCTACTGCATTGAGCACCGCGTACAGCAACATTGAGGAACGCAAACGCAAGAGCCAAGAAGGATTGAATAAAACCCTTGGCCCATTGTTCACTTAATAGGGGGCCATATGGCAATGTCCTTTGGAGGCTCCTTTCAAACGGGGCCAGACTCGCTCTACGCAGGTGCTGATCTTGCTCGGCGCAATGAAGAAGCAAACCTGCGTATGCAAGAGTTGCGTCGTATGGAGGAAGCTCGTCGGCAGTTAGCTGAGGATGAACTTCTGAAGAAAGACATCCCTGATGTGCGTGCAAGTTGGGCATCTGGTATGACGGATGTTGTCAATGCGCCTGCTCCTGCTCGCCCACCCGCACCTGCACCACTCAACCTGCCACCGCAACAGCAACCTGTTGTGGGTCGTGTAGACGAGCCTGCTCCCGGTACATCTAGCGTACGCCGCATGACGCCCGAGGAGGTAACTCGCCTTCAGCAACGACAGGCTGGTACTCTGCCTGTTACAGAAATGTCTGCTGCGGAGTTTCAGTCATTGCCTCCGGCGCAACGGCTTCAATATCTACAAAAGCTAAATGCTGAGCGACAAGCTCGTATTGATCGCGCTAATTTGCTGAAGGCTCCTGCCGCAGCAGCAGATATACCAGCGGCTTTCTACCAAGGTGCTACATCACTCATTGATATGGGTGCTAATGCTATTGGTATTCCTCGCCTTGGTCGCGCACTCGGCATCTACGAACCGGATGTCACTCGGGTAGAGATTCCCAAGTTCAGTTCAATGACCCCCAACTACGACATCATTCGTAGGACTGAAGCTGAGAACCAACCGCTGACTGAAAAAGACCTGTTGACGCAACTCAGGCAAAAAGACGCAACCCGCGCTGCGGAGGCCAAGAAAAAAGCTGAAGCAACTGCTAAAGAGGAAGTGCGTGTTAGTTCTGAGAAGGCCAATAAACGCCTTACCGATCTGGTGAACTTGGCTCCACAGGCTTTGCAGAAAGACGACACAAAGTATATTGTTGGCCGTGCGCAAGAACTGGGTGTTGACCCAGCGGCTGCGGTTGCCATCTATGGCATCGAGTCCTCATACGGCGCAGCCAAGTCTGACAGTACTGCTGGTGCAAAAGGCCCAATGCAGGTTATGGACAAGACTTTCAAAAGCATGAAGTCATGGTTCACTGACCCTAAGAACATTGAAGCCTACAACATTCCTCCTGAGTTGCAGCAAGCGGCTGCGTCTATGGTGCGCGGCACACCTCAAGGAGAGATCGACGCTGGCTTGCTGGTGTTGAAGTACAACGAGTTGATTGGTGTGCCCAAGAATCTTTGGGGTGCTGGCTACCAAGGTAATGCAAACCAAGTTCTCAAGAAGGGTGCTCCGCTCAATGCGTCTGATGGCGGCATGACCAACAGCGACTACAACGGCGTGTATGTTGGCTTGTACAACAACATTGCCAGAGCACTGGGAACAAACTCTGTCCTGATGGCGGCTGCGCCTACTGGTGGAAAACAGACTACGACTGGTGCACCTGCACCTGCTGCACCTGCTGCGGCTGCGCCTGCACCTGCACCTGCTGCACCTGCGGTAGCGCAAGTTGCTCCACCGCCAGCCCCATCGCCTGAGCAAAGACGCAATCCAACAACTACCACAGTGGTAGCCCAACGAGTTGCTGCTGAGCCTGTACCAACTTTTGTAGAGCCAAAAGAAATCTACAACGCAAGTGCCTATGCCAAGCCTCTTGAGGTTGGCTTGCTTCGTCGTGAGCAGACCAAGCGTATGGCTGACATTATGATGCGCACAGGTAATGTGTACAAAGCGATGGAGTTGCGTGGCGTTCTCGACACAATGGATAACCAGTTGTACAAGATGCAAGGCGACCAAGGTATTGCTGAGTTCTTGCAGTCTGGTGGACGCGATGCAAACCGCATGATGGGTGTGTACAGCTACTACACCAATCAACAGTATCAGTTGCAACCTCGTCGTGATGGCCTGTTCAATCTTGTTGCAAACGGCCAAGTAGTATCTCAGGGGTTACCCGCAGAGAAAGTTGTTGAGCGTATTCGTCTGACACTGGACGATGGATTCCGCCAACAGCAAGCCGCTATTGCTAGTAAATTGTTCGACTCTGATCTTAAGATTCGTGAGAAGAACGCCGAGCAGATGGGTAACTACATCAAAGAAATTGGCATCAAGACTATCGAGGGCAAGACTCAACTGGATGTCGAGAAACTCAAAATGATGAAGTACGATGTCAAGCCTATAGGCGACGGCAATACAGTAGTTATCACACCTCCGTTCGGTGCACCATTCGTGTTTAACCCATCGGGTACGACTGTTGAGATCGACGGTATTAAGGTACAGTCATTCGCAGCAAAACCAATTACAGGTATGCCTAGCCTAAGCTGGGCCAACAAAGGATGAGGTGAGTTATGGCTAAAGCCGGGTTGAGTTTCAGCAGCCCCTTGTATGGTGGCACAGATACCGATGTATCACGGTTTGCCACCGCAGAGTATTTAGGGAATCCTGCTGCAAGCTCGGGGCTTAGCGGTATGGGTGGTACTTCGCTTGCAAGCATGGCAGCATTGACTGAGCAGATTGTGAAGGCCAGTCAGTTTGAAATGCCGACGATGAAGAATCCTCCGGCCATTGCGTTCAGCCCATCACAGAAGAAGTTGTTTGTACAAGGTCAAGAGTTTGCTGCCGATGATGCCACCCGTGCACTTCAGTCTGAATCTTTGCTACGCGGCCCTGCTACTGCGCTACCTCAAGGTGGCGACTGGGTTCCACTGGATGAGGCTGCGTACTCGCAATACCTTGATTCGATCAAGAACCCCAGCTTGGGTCGGCTTGCCAAAAAGAACTTTGGTATTGGCGTTGACAACATGCAGATGCTTGCTGGTCGGGCTTTGCAGTTGGGTGGTGCAGAGAAGTTCGGCGGCAGCATTGTTGAGCAACAACAGCAAGACCTAGCAAAAACCCTACCCTTCCAACGCGAGTTTACGGATATTGGCTCCAAGCCGTATGGCCAAGAGCGTGGTGTTCTCGACTGGTTCGTAGCCAACCTAGCCCAACAAGGGCCGAACCTTATTGAGTCAGTGGTCACTGCTGCCGCAGGCTTTGCTGGTGGTACTGCTGCCGCTGGCCCTCTTGCCAGTGTCCCCGGTGCACTTGCAGCCTTGGCTGGTAAGGCTGAAGCCAAGCAAGCCATTCTCGCTGCTGCCAAAAAATATGCTGCTGGTCAGGCAACCAAAGAGGAACTAAAGATTCTTAGCAACGCCGCTGGCGTGCTTGGTGCAGCAACCACTTCATTGGCACAGAACTATGCAACTGGCGCTGCTGACATCTATGGTGAACAGCGTGACCAAGGTGCTGGCGCAGACGATATGCGTGCCCGTGTCAACGCTCTGATGGGTGCTTTCCCTTATGCAGCGTTGGAATCCCTGCCTGAATTTGTGCTTGCAAGCCGAGTGCTTGGTGGTGGCAGAGGTATTGGTTCAAGCTGGGGCATGGCTCCCGGTGCTACCCGCTTACAGCGTGGCGCTGGCTACGCTGGTCGTGCCTTGGCTGGTGGTGTAACTGGCGGTACGCTGGAAGGACTCACAGAGACTGGTCAAGAAGGTCTACTCCTTGGTCTGTCAGGCCAAGACTTCTCCAACCCTGAGAATGTAAACCGCCTGATTAACTCCTTTGCCGCAGGCTTTGGTGTGGGTGGCCCGATTGGTGCGATTGCCAACTTGAAAGGCACAGCACCTGCCAACATCCTCACTGGGGAAAGTACTGACCCCACTGGTAAAGCTACTGGTGGTGGCATCACTCCATACAACCCACCGCCTGCACCCCCAAGTCGCCCGTATAGCGATGTGCAGTTCATGGGGGTTATCCCTCCTGAGCCTCCAGCACTGGGTGGCCCAAGCCCTACTACGCCGCAACTCCCCGGCCCTACGCCTCCTGTCTCCCCGATGGGTGGCCCAGTCATTATGGCTGGTATGGGGCCAAATGCTGCGGATGTCACACGCCAAGATGTTTTACTGCGTCAGCAGGGTAATGTCCCGCCCGGCGCAACGCCCGGCTCACAAGGCGTGCTTGATATTTTTGGTGGCACTATCCCTGCCCAAGAGTTGGCGGCGCGTATGCAGCCGCAACAGAACTTGCCTGCACTACCTACACCTTCAGCCGCCCCTGCGGTTGACCCTCGGCAGGGTGCGTTGCAGTTCAGTGGCCCTGCCCCTCAAGCTCCAGCCAACCCAATCTTGGCACAACGGATGCAAGCAGCACTTGAGTCACAGCGCCGTGCGCAAGAATTCCAAGCTGCGCAAGCACAGCGGGCCGCCCAAGAGGAGGCACTCAAGCAGCAACAACTTGATAGATTACAGAACGAGGCACGAATTCAGCAGCAGTTGAATTTGATGGCGCAGTCACAGCAGCCTACTCCACAGGCAATGCCGATGCGCCCCATCCCCGTTTCTCAACCACAACAACTCTCCCTGTTCAAGCGTGGTGAGTTACCCCGTCCTTCACGGGCTGAGGGATTGCGTCGTGGCGTAGGTATGCAGACACCTGCGACACCGATGCCGACTATCCCTCCCACCGCTGGTGAATACCAGCGTGCTGGACAAGGCATCCTGTTCAACCAACAGGGTCAGCCATCCTTGCAGGCGCTCAAGAGTGCAGGCAAGAAACAGCCGCTGCCTACGCCCACTGTGGCGAAAGGTGTCACTCAGGCTAAGCCTACGGGTAAACCCGTAACTGCCGTTACTGTGGCAAAAGCCACAACCAATCTGAAAAAAGGAGCACCCAATGCCACTCAAAAAGGGAAGCAGCAACAAGGTAGTGTCAGCCAACGTCAAGAAGATAATGGACGAGTACAAGGCGGGGGGCAAGCTGGGAACCAGCCCACGACCCAAGTCCAAGGCGGCGGCACTCAAGCAGGCGGTGGCGGCAAGTCTCTCCAGCGCGGGACGCAGCAAGCCCAAAAAGTAATTACTGCCGAAAAGCAACGCGAGACTGTCCTCAAAAGGGGGACTGAGCCAAAAAAAGCAGTGGCGGCAAAACCCGCCGCCGCCCCAAAGGTTGAGAAACTAAGTCCTGCCGAAGCATGGGAGGACATGAAACCCGAAGGTGGTGTAGCGTACAACACGCTCTCTGATGAGCAGAAGAAACGCTGGGCGACTGAGCATTACTACGACCGTGCCAACATGCAGTTGGCTGACGAACTCAACGCTCAGGCTACACCATTGCCTGCTGATGAGGAAGTGGCTGACTTGTCCTACATGGAATTGCTGGATGAGGATATTGCTACGGCTGAATCCACCACGGAGCCAAGTGCGTTCCGTGATGCGATTGAGAACATCATGTTCCACGCCTACTTTGATACTGACCCCAACAATGAGAAGTCGGGTGTCGTGGATAAAGCGCAGATGTTCTTGCTTGAGACTGGTTTTACCGAAGATCAGCGTGGCATCATGGACTCCGCATTGCTGGATGTCATCAATGATCGTCTCCAAGTTGAAGCTGCTTACACCCGTGGTAATCTAAAAGGTACGCTCAAACCTTGGTTTACATACGCGCAAATGCGCAATTTGCTACCTAGTATCGGGACAAAACTCATTGGACTATCCGACACGCAAGTGGCTGAGTTGTTGCAAGCTCGTCAGATCAGTGAGCAGAACGTGCCTGTGTCTGTGTACAAAAAGTACAAGACCTCGCTGCCCGCTGGTGAAGCAGTCGTCAATACTAAAAAGGTCACCTCGCTCAACCGGATTGTTGACCAGTCTGGCGCAAAGCTGGCGAACTTCATCCGTGATTTGGTAACCCGTATCCGTGAAGTTCCTACACTGACCAAGGAGATCGTCTTTGGTTCTGAGCGTTTCGCCAACATCAAAGCGTTGACCAAACAGTTGTATAGTGAACTCGACGAAGCTGGCCGTAACTACATGCTGCCCGATGGCAGCAAGATCAAAGATTACTTCAACGACAAAGGCGAAGCCAAACTTATCAAGTCCGATGGTCGCTACATCCTCAGCCAAGTTGAACTCACTGAAGCCGAGCAGCGCCAGCGTGAAGAAGAACGCCGTGCTGAACTGCGTGCGCTAGGGGAAGCTGCCGCAGCAGAGGCAAAGGCAGAGCAAGATGTTGCCAATGCCCGTAAGCGTGGTGCACGCACCAGTGAGACTGTGCAAGATTGGGATAAACCCGAAGGCAACTTCTACCGAGATGACGGCACACCGATGGGTTCTGCCATCCCGCTGGGTCGTGTGAAGTTGTTGGTCAAAGGCTTCTTGGCTAAGCTCAAGATCAAGCCGACTGTTCATGTGTATGCCAATGTTGGCGATCTGCAAGCCCGCAACCCTGAGTTGTACAAGCGTGCTGCTGCCGCTCGTAAGCAAGGTGACTTCGATACAACCAACGCTGTGGGTTATTCCTTCGGCCCTGAGGTCATCATCTTCTCCGACTTTGTTCGTACCGAACAGCAATTGAAATTTGTACTGGCCCACGAAACCATTGGTCACTTCGGTTTCAAAGGCGTGATGAGTCAGTCCGAGTTGAACAAGGTACTGAATCGTATATACCAAACTGACCCTGATGTGCAGGCCGCAGTTGACGCAATGGTCGAGACCCAAGGAATGGATAGGCTGGAAGCCATTGAGGAATATCTGGCTGACAACGCTGCTGACCTAGATGTATCAATCATCGCAAGGTTGTGGAACGCCTTGAAGAACGCCCTGAACAAACTTGGTTTCAGCTTCAAGGATGACGAAGCTCGCCAACTGATTAACCTTGCACGCCGTTATGTGCGTGAAGGCAACACAGGTAACTTCTTCAGCGCCGCATCTTTTGTGTCCAACATGGAGGATATGGAACAAGCAGTAACGGACGGTAAATACGCACGCAACTTCGCTGGCAATATCGGCTCACGAGGCATGGCGATGAACGCTTTGAATCGTAGGTACGGCAAGACTGCTGGCATGTTCGGGTCGATGGATGCCTTCCAGAAGGGCATGTTCGGCAAGGTAGGAGATGTTGGTGTAAACGTGGGCAAGCTACTTGAGAAAGTGCAGACCCTCGACAACATGGCTCGCAAGAGTTATGGCCTCAATCAGATATTCCGTATCTTTGAACAGCGTAGCCAGAAGGCTCGTGCTTTACTCTCCAAGTACTCTCGTTATATGGCGTTCACCCACACACCTCGCGTGTTTGGATTTGGTAACGGCGTGACTGAGGAGGAGAAACAACAAGCTGGTGAACTCGCTGCGTATGCTGCACTGTTTAAGTCTCGCCAGTTGACTGACGAAATGATGGAGTCTTTTGGCTCCATGATTACCAAGGACGCAATGGGCAATGTCACTGTTGACCCACGAGTGCGCCAAGCGTTGGAGAAAGCAGGTACTGTCACTGCTGAGGAATTCCGTAACGGCTTTGAGGTAGAACTCGGCACTGGTGAGAAGATCAAGTACCAGTTTGATGCTGATGAGAACAGTCCAGTGTGGCGTGTCTACACTGAGATGCGCGAGACAGTCAATGACGCAGCAATAGATTTGCTGTTGTCAAACTATGAAGCGTCGCAAGCAGAACAGCAGCGTGTGTTCAATGAACTCACAGGCATGAAGGGACTTAAGGCTGAGTTCTCTGCGCAAGACCTTGCCGCCATTCGCAAAGTAATTGAGATGTATCAGAACATCCGTTACGGCGGCAGCCGCATCGCAAACGCTTCAGTTGAAGTACAGAAAGGCGCAGACCAGAGGTCTGAGAAATTCATCTACAACTTTGGCCGTGCACTGTTTAACGACGATGTGTTTGATGCTTGGATGAAGAACCCTCGTATCACTGGCGATATGCTCAAGGACTTTGAGGAGTTTCAGAAAGCTGAGTACGACGACATTCGTGCTGCCATCCCTGCGCTGCGCGACAAGATTCGTAATAAAGAACAAGCTTTTGCAATTCAGAAGGCTGTGCAAGACATCTTCCTGTTTGATTTGCAGACTCGCAACGCGGAGTTCTATGCAAAGCGCACCATCCTTGGTTCGTATGTTCCGTTCAGCCGCCGTGGTGAATATCAAGCTAGGCTGGCAGCGTTCGATGCACAAGGAAATCCAATTCGCTTGGACGAGAATATCCGTGATGCCATGCCCTACTTCCAGTTTGAAACTGAAAGCGAGGCAACCGCTGCACGCGAAGCGTTGGAGAATGAGTTTGGTAACGGGCAAGAGTGGACACTCAAGGATGAGTTCGGCGCAGAGATCAAAGTGTTCCTGCGTGCAGAATCTTCTGAGGCCGCAGTTAGCCCATCGCTGACTGAAGCCGTTAACTTCAACGAGTTCATCTATGTGTTGAACCGCTTGAATGTGAACATCACGCCAACCGCACGCGAGCGTATTGTCAAGACACTGACAAACCAAAACGACCGTGCACGCAAGAACTTGCAGCGTAGTGGTAACCCCGGCTGGGATAGCGACATTGTTCGTTCTGTCTCCGAACATTTGGAGATGGTGGCACACGTTGCTGCCAAGAAGATTTATCGCCATCGCCTTGATGACATCATGCTCAACAACTCAGCATGGTTGGGTGACCCACAGAAGCTCAAGGATTTGGAAGCTGCTATCGGGGCTGCTGCCACAGACGGACAGCGTGCCAGAGCACAGCGTGCCTATGACGAATATGCGTTCATGTACAAGTACATGGCTCCCAAGGCCGCTGGTGTCACAGTGAACGGTGAACCTACGATGGGTCAGGGCGAACGCTATCGTGAAGAAGCTAAGAAGCTCATCCGTTGGTACAACGATTCTTCCAACATCAGTGACAGCACTGAGGACTTGCTGTCGGGTGAGGCTGGCTCGTTCCTAAAACTCATCACTGTGTTGATGCAGTTGGGTGGTTCAGTTGCATCCGCAGCCGTGAACTTCGTATCCCTGCTCACACACAGTACACCATACCTGTCCTACTACAACGCCAAGCGTGGATACGGCGGTGGCTACGGAGAGGCTAAGGCTGCGACCGCCCTCTATCGTGCTGCCCTAGACGCTGGCAGTTACAAGTTGGAGGACGCTGGATTCTTGAACGACTTGTTGGTCAATGGTGGGTACGATAAGTATGGATTGACTGAGGACGAAACCAAGTTCTTGTTTGATGCCACCGAGCAAGGCACATTGCAAGCGGCTCAGTTCAACGCACTGGTTGGTACAGCACGTGGCAAGGTGTTTAACAATAAAGCACAAGCAGGTATCAAGGCGTGGATGGCTATGTTCTCCTACACAGAACAGGCTAACCGCCGTATCACGGCACTGGCTGCATACCGCCTTGAGAAAGAACGCGCACTGTCGCAAGGGTTGAGTGAAGAACAAGCAATCGCTGAGGCTACTGAGGCAGCGCGTATTGCAGTCAACACATCCCAAGGTGAGTACGCCATGTTCAACCGACCAGAGATGGCTCGTGGCAATGTGGCTCAGTATGTGTTCATGTACAAACAGTTTGTAATCATCACCGTCCAGTTGCTGCGCAACATGCCAGTTCGTGGACAGTTGTTGATGCTTGGCTTGCTGTTGATGATGAGCGGCTTGAAGGGCATACCATTTGCCGATGACCTTGCTGACATCGTTGACACAATTGCACAGATGCTCGGCCTCAAGATGGCAAGCATCGAGAAAGCTACTGCTGAATGGGTTGATAGTGTTGCCCCGGGAATGTCGCCGTATGTCATGCGTGGTCTGATTGATCGTGCAGTAGGTGCGACTGTCTCGACCCGTTTAGGTATGGGTGATTTGCTTCCGTTGACTGGTGCGCTTAAAGCTGGCGCAGACCCTGCTCGTGAGATCAGCGACTTTGCTGGCCCTGTGTTCAGTGGTATCAGCGGCTTGGCGGCAATGGCAGGTGGCTTTGCTAAATATGGTGCAGAGGTAACGGGCCTGCGTGATGACACAACATCCCTAAATACATTGCTACGTGAGTCACCACTGGCTGCACTGCGTTCTATTGGGGATAGTTATGCGTATCTCTCCAGTGGAGACATTACCAATGTGCGTGGGCAGATGGTTGCCAAAGATGCTGCGGCTCATGTGATTCTTGCTCGACTGCTTGGTTTCTACCCAGCGGTAGCCACACAGCAAAACGACATTGTTCGTATGTCTAAGCAGGTCAATGAATATGGCAAGGCAGTCAAGGCAGAATATGTTGCTGCGTATGTGAAGGCTCGTGCTGCCGGTGACCAAGAAGCAGCAAACAACATTGCTTCCGCAGTTGGTCAGTGGAACGAAGATGCCAAGGGCACAGGGCTGGAGATTACCAAGTTCTTGCAGTCTGCCAATCGTGCGTATCGTGAGGCTCAGCGTCCGACTGCATTGCGGTATATCAAGTCAGCGCCAAGAACCATGCGCCCCGAAACCATAGAGTTGTTGAGACTCTATGGATTGGATGACGAGATTCGGTAATCAGACAACTTTCATTTGACCAAGGGTTAGGTCAGCGGCAATCTCATCTGCATCACTCAAGATTCCTACAAGTTTGGGGTGATTCAGATTGAGGCCAAGGACATAGGCTTGACCCAGTTTGATGGGGGTGTCCTTACCAAGAAACGCTTTCTCCGATTTGGGCGTGGCAACCACATTCTCAAATTGCATCTGCTGCATGAATGATTTGTAGTCGCCACCGTTTTGTGCCAACCATCTGCGAAAGTGGGTACGGTCAACAAGCACAACGCCTTTGTCAAACTTGTCTGCCGCAGTGCGTCTGTATGTGTCGAACCGCACACGGATGTCAGCACGTGGCATCCTTGCGTAATCCACAACACCTTTGTCTGTGCCTGTGTGCATCACAGTAACGGCGGCTCCAGCACTGTCGTTTAGATAGTTGGAGAACAGATCGAACGCATCCATCTTGTTCTCAACCACACTGCGTCTGATTGCGCCCAGTTGTTTCAAGACCCACTCAGTGCCAAGGCTGTAGTCGTACTTGATGATTCCCCATTCAACACCGAGGCGTGAGGCTAGGTCAGCAAGGATGATGGCCTGTTCCCAGTAGCGTTCTTGTCCTACAAAGTTGGCCTTGTATTTCTTGTGGAAGTTAGCAGTGGCGTGGTCAATGGCAGCGCGTACTCCATCGGCTCCAAGTTCCAACAACTTCTTTACGAATATTCGGCCTGCGTGTCCGTAGTTGGAGTGGATGAACTGGTGAATCTTGCGTCCACCTGTACTGTCCCTTGTGAATAGATTGTGCAAGGGTATATCAATCTCAAGCAGTCGTGCCATTTGTGCGTCAGTTTCAAGTCCAGATGCAACCAGCTTAGATTGCAGAGACTTGTTGGTAGATACGAGCACAGGCATTGCCCATGTCTTTGCGTCTCGTTCTTCAGCGTTGCGGTTCAGTCGTGCCTTGTCTCGTCCTTGAGATACCCAGTAGGCAAAGTCGCCAACTTCTTTATCTACCATCAGAGTAACTTCGTCAATGGTCATTGGCATGTGGGAATAAATACCCATGCGTCCGAACAATGTGTTCTGTGTGAACTTAGCGGCAAAGTGTAGTTTGTCGGGGTCACCATAAATGGATTGCACCCACATCTGTATCAATGATTTGCCACCACCTGATGGGCCGAACAATGAAACAGTCAAACCCTTGAGGCCAGTAAACGCATACAGTGGCGCAGATAGACCGACACCAAGTGCGAACATATGCCAGTGCAGTCCAGTCTTTTCAAGCACGGAGGTGAAGTCTGCCCACTGTTGGGCATCCCCTGACACTCCATACAACTCGTTGCCCAGCCGCTGAGTACCTGCGGATAAGCTGATGTTTTCTTCACTGACTGTACCGTCAGGCTCTCGGCGTAGAAGCGTGTCACCAATCACGAACTGGGTGAAGTTCTCTTTCCATCCCATCGTGGCATACAGATTGGTCATCGCACGTTTCTGCCGCAATTCATCCATGTATGAACGCAACATAAGTTGGAAGTACTCCGTCTGTCTTTTATTGTTAAGGACAATACCTTGGTCGGCAATGGTAGAAGCAAACTCTCTGTGTCCGTCGGTGAGGTGTGCTTGTCTTAGGGAAAGTTCTTGCCAGCCTTTATGCTGACGATTCCAGTGGTAACGCACAGTCTCGTAGCCAAGTCCTTCGTCACGGCCATAGCCCACGGGGTAAATGTCGAACGAACATACATCAATATCTGTCTCGTCAATGGTCATCTTGATGCCATCAGCGGTGCGCTTAAACCCACGAGGCATGGGTACATCAAATGCGGCTTTATCCAATACATCCTGTGGCGGTGCAATCTGTTGATACTGCAACCCAAGTGCGGCAGGACTCTTTATCTTGTCTTTGAATTTGCATCCACGGCATCCCCCGGGACGGTCTATGTCAAACTTATCACAACGTGTTGGCCCATCTGCGTTGTCCTTCCATTGGATCAGCTTTTGAAGGGTTCGTTGTGCGTCAAACTTAGGATGGTTCTGACTCCACTCAATCGCAGTAGCCTCAGGCTCAGCACAAAATGCGGCAACACCAAGCAAGTTGTACCACTGGGGTTCTTTAACTTCGCCTTGGTTCTCTACTGCCCACTTAATCTGTTGGCATTTCTTAACGACTACCGCACCAATGGTTGGCGGGAACTCTGTCTTGACTGCCATATCTTGCAGCAACTTACTGCTAGTTGTATTACGAGGCAGGCTCACCTCGTGAGCTAGGTGGGAAACAAGGCATGACTTCAACAACTCGGGACTCACTGGCTCAGCATCCACCAGTAACTTAACCTCGTTGCCGTTCTTTGGATTGTGTGTACCAATGGGGCGTAGCACCAAGGCGCTGTTGGCGGTCAGCCCTGCATCAATGTGAAACTCATGCGCAATCGCCGCTGACTTCATGGCTTCAGCGATTGGCTTCCATCTAGCTGGTTCGAGTTCTTCCGTCAGACACCAGTAGACATGTAGTCCGTTGCCTGAGAATACGATCATGGGCTTAGGCAAGTTCATTGTTTGAATGAATTTACCCAACGCAACAAGTCCTTCCTTCCAAGACGGATACGGCTTGTTGTTCCCACAGTCAACATCCAAGGCGACAACCTTGATCGCTCGGACATTATCTTGTTTGCGACTCCCCTTCTCCTTAAACGCAGAGATAGCGAAGTATGTGTTGTTGCCTGTTTGGTCAAGGCCAGCTACTGCCTTTGCGAGTTCGTCTACTGTCGAAAAGAATCCCTGCCTATTGCCATCAGGATTGATGACTGTCGTGACATAAAAACCTTCCGATGGTAGAACCCGCTGAAGATGTTCCAACGTGTTCATGTGCCCCTGTCAGCAGGGGGATTTCTCCCCCTGCCCCTTCAGTTATAGTTACTCAATATCTCAACGAGACGCTCTTTTCTCTGCTTCTGTTCCATCGCAATCACCTCAGGCATAGGCCATTGGTGTTCGGACATTACTGCCAGCAGTTTGCGTAGCATTGCCCTTACTGATTCATCGTTGGACTGGCGGATTTTCTTGCCTCTCACCCATCCATAATAAGTCATGCGGGACACTCCTAACAACTGGGATAAATCCGTAGTTGTCAGAAGCATATGCTTGCGAAGCGACTCGACCTTTGTAAAGTCAAGAGGCGGCTTAGGCGTCATCTGCGTTCACCTCACCCACAAGGGCAGCGATTTCGTCAGCCAAAGATGTTGCTGCTTGTGCGTTGGCAGGGGCAGCCGCAGCAGGTGCAGCAGTCGCAGCTTTAGCCGCAGGTTTAGATGCACCGAAACCACGCTTTGGAGTAGCCGCTTGTGTAGGTGCAGGGGCAGGTGCAGGTTCTACTGGTTCAGCT